TGGTGCGCAGAGCCGCGTTCTCGCAAAATTCGCCGGATCCCTCATAGCACCGCCTTGATTTTCAACGGTTTATCCGGGGTTAGCGTAGCTATACGGTCGGATTTGTCTGGCCGAACCGCCTGCCGCCCCGCATTAACGTTTTTATTATCAACGACTTAGGTTGCCATGTTCATGTCGTGGCACAACTAGATCCGGAGAACACACTTTCAGGTAAAATAGTGTGTCAGCAAAAAGTCTTTAGTTTATAAGGTATTATCTTATTATTGACACACTAACACACTAACACACTATAAATAGTAATAAGTAAAACAGTCTTACGTCATATCTCTCACATATACACATTTCACATTATATACAGTTAAACTTTTGACTTTAGTGTGTCAGCAAAAAACACCCCGAAAATCGAGGTTAAGTTATTGACGCATAAGGCATAAATTCTGACACACCATAGTGTGCAATTATGTGTGCCATGCAAAAACGCAAAAATGAAAAAGGGGCCGAAGCCCCTCCTTGTAGTGCAGCGCGGATCCGCAAAGCACATTAGTCGCCCCATTCGTCCGCTACTTCTTTCGCTGCAATTGCCGATACCTGGTTCTCCAGGTGCTCTTTCATCGCGTCATAGTCGACCGTATGTTTGTCTTTCATCCACTTTTCAGGGTGGCGGGCGTACACCGTCCCGCGGTGGCCATTCACACGCAACTGGATGCGATTTTTGCCCGGTTTGACATATCCGATGGTGGCTAAACGCGACGCGATATGGCGGTCACTAGGACGCATGTCACGAGGTACATTCAGCAGCAGATAATAACCATGAATCAGTTCGTCCGTGATGCCCTGCATATCCTTCGATTCGATGGCGTCGATGACGAAGTTAGTGAAGTCATCCTGGGCTGTATCAGCCATGTCCATAGCGGAGTCTGTCAGTGGCGCCTGTCCTGAACTGTGGTCAAAATCGTCGCTGTACTTCCAGTCTTTGAACCAGAGGCGGATCTCCCCCGCGTGAGCCTTAAACGCCCGCTCAAAGTCTTTGAAGAATGACGGTCTCTCACGCAGGAACGACAGCACGTCTTCCTTTGACCTGAAACGTGACCGGCAGATAAGGAAGCGTCGGTCTCCGGAGCTGATCGGCAGCGCCGCGATGTCGTTGGTATACATGAGCCAACTGGCGGTGTTCACCTCTTCCTGGCCCTCTTCACGCTTCCTTTCGATGAACAGCTCTTCGTTCGAGATAGGCTCTTTCAGGGCGTTCATTACGTCAAAACGGTGGCCTGCGACGCTGATTTCCTCGATCACCTTCATTATCCCGCCCGCCTGCCAGCCGGTGAACGATTTGTGGATAACCTGGTTGTTCACGGTGCCGACGTTGACTGCGCCGAGCATGTACTTCATGAATTTCTTCACGATGGACTTGCCCGACCCTTGTCCTCCCAGCACCACCAGCGAATACGTCATGCGTTTGGTCGGGTTATTGATCACCCAGGCCAGCCAGTCCATCGCGTGCCGGTATTCATTCTCGTCAGAGAACTGGACGCGGAAGTATTCCAGTATCGTGTCCACTGCCTTCCGGCCTTTCTTCGAAATGGATTCAGGCATTTCCGGGAGTGTTTTAGGGTCAAATGTGTTTAAATACAGCTTGCCTTTGTAGTTGAAAAACTCTGTACCGTCAGCTCCGCGCACCGGTTTCCACGACGAACCGGGCATATCACCGTGCATGTCAGGGTAATACATGGTGCCCGCGACGATCGGCACCGGACGAAGCGCGGTGGCGAATTGCTCAGGCGTACAGTTAAAGACCTTCGTGTACTGTGCGAGTGAGTTATTGAACGCGTGCGGCACCAGCGACAGCATGGTGTCTTTGTTGATGAAGACGTTGTCCTTTTCCGCGAATACCCACGGTTCCAGCCAGGCAGGGGCATCGAACTGTGAGTGGTCGACGGACAGCGCCTGTTTCTTCGTGATAGCCGGTATCTTTTTGCCGGTCACACGTTTGTAGTGGTCACACGCGATCTCGACGGCGTGCTCACGGACGGTACCCCAGACTGGTGTTTCACGCAGGCGTTCAGCCGCACGATCCCATTCGTAGATGTTGTCGGCTTCCTCAAACATCGGGATTATGCGGAGAAGGATGTCCTTTTCCATGCGGGCGTCTTCCACCTGTTTGACCAGGCTGTGAAGGCCGAATGAACCGGCGCCCGTACGACGGAAGTTCCCGTTGTCCCACTTATCGTCGAACCCGTCTTCGTCGTAATTTTCTGCGCGTGAAGACCATTCACGGGCGATCTCTTTGAACTCGTCCGGCTCACGCTCCGCGTCCTTAATAGCTGCGATGCGCGGGAACCAGGAAGAGTAGTCCTCAGCTGGCGGCAGGTCTGCCATCAACTCTTCGAACTCTTCGTACGTGCCCTGCCACTTATCCTTCACGTCGTCCGACTGAACCCAATCGTCCTCGTCGACCTCACCGCTGTCCTGGTCGTCTTCCGGAGCGCCGCTCACCAGTTTCCCGCGCTGCGGCGGCTCTTTGTGCGGGTCAGCTTTTTCCCAGCCCTGCTCTTCGGCGTATCGGTCGAACTCGTCGACGATCTTGCGGGCCTGCGCCAGCGTGATGTTTTCCAGGTCGAGGTGGCCATTCGTGTTAAGCGGGTTTTCGTGACCCAGCCAGTGATACGGTTTTTTGGTTGCCGGGTGAATGCCGTACGCGACGAACTGCTGCCCGGCACCCAGGATTTCGACGGCGTTCTTTTCGCCGAAGTCATCGAACCAGGTGTGGGACTTCACTTTGGTGAACGGTTCGTCGGCGCGGTAGACCAGCAGCGTTTTCGGTGCACGGCCAACACGAGCTGGAGCAAAGCCCACCAGCCCCTCGACGAAGTTACGCATATAAACGGAGGCATCTGCGTCCAGGCAGTCAACGTCAACGGCCGGCGTGTACCAGGTGCGGATGCCCACGCCGTAACGGAAATACTTTCGACTCCACTCAGTAATAGCGTCCTGATCGATAGTGACTGACTGCCAGTCTTTCAGTCCGGGCGCTTTACCGGCGCTTTTCATGGGCACCAGCTCGCCCGTCTTTTTGTCGCGCGCTTTTGCGTCGATAGGGGTGATCGGCACAACCGAATACCCGTTATCGAAAAGTCCCTGCGCGTGAAGGGAAAAGTATTTCTTCATCTGGTGATCTCCCCGTTTTCGTCCAGTTCGATCAGTTCAGGCGCAATAAGCCAAATGGCTTTGACGCCGGAGCCAGCTGCGGTAGAAGTCAGTGCCGTGGCAACGCGTTTGGACATCCGCCCGCGTTCCTGGGATGCCAGCACCGTGTTGTAATGGAGTCCCGCGGCATCCGTGAGATTCACCGCCGTACAATCGCGGCTGTAGAACACCGCCATTGTCTGCACGAAGAATTTCAGTTTCGCTGCGTTATCCTTGCGCGCCCATTCAGGTAGTCGCATATTAGTCGTCCTCGCAATAAGCTCTCTCCTGCGCACACGCGCAAGATTCCGGCATAGTACGATCGGGTGAGTAAGACGTCAATGCGATTTTGTGAGGGTACCACCATGTCGATTACGCCGCCGTTCGTCCGGATGACGGTACCCTCACAAAATATTTTAAAAAACGTGTTGACAGAGTATTAGGCCCGGCGCTACGATTCATCCCGTCAACTCGACATACCAAACAAACTTTAAAAACGGAGAAACACCATGTCTCAAGCAATGACTCTCGAAGCGCTGATCCTCGGTCTGACTGCAGCACTGGAAGCAAACACCGCAGCTCTGAACGCGAACGGCGGCTCTGCAGCAACTGGTACTGACGCTGGTGCAGAAAAGACCACCAGCACCAAAAAGACCACCAGCACCAAAAAGACCACCCCGGAAAAAACCGGCCCTAAACACACCAAAGCAGAAGCAACTGCCGCGGTAGTCGCGTTGAAAGACGCAGCTGGTGCACCGGCAGCGCGTGAACTGCTGGCCTCCTTCGGCATCGACAAAGTCGCCAACATTCCGGAAGACAAGTTCGACGAAGTCTTCGACGGCGCCAATAAAGCGCTGGAAGCGTTCAAAGAAGGCAGCGATGAAGGCGAAGACGACATCTAAGTCGGCTTAATGGACTGGCCCGGAAACGGGCCTTTCTTTCAGGGAGCAGTCATGCAGAAATCGTTTTTAACCCGTCTGATGGAAGAGTATGCCGGTGGCGGGCATTCCATTTTCGCGCCGTCCGGTTCGGCAATGTGGCTTTACTGCAGCGGAAGCCTTATTGCGAACCTGCTGGAAGAGGATGATGGCAGCTATGAAGCGGCGGAAGGTACAGTCGCTCACGAGCTGGCAGAACAGTGGCTCAAGTCCGGCGTAAAACCGGTTCACCGTCTGGGTGAAACCGTAGTGATCTGCGAGGGAGAGGGTAAACCGTCCTGGCAGGTCACTATCGACGAAGTCATGATGGACTACGTCGAGGAATACGTGGTCTGGTGTCAGTGGGAAGAGGGCGACCATTTCGTCGAACAGCGCGTGTACTTCACCGAGCTTATGCCTCCTGCGAACCAGGACGAGCTGGATGAAGACCCACTCGCCGACCCTGTTCCTTTTGAGCCTCAAGGCGGCACGGCGGATCATTGCTGCTGCCGTATGGGTGTCCTCGTGATCTCCGACCTGAAATACGGAAAGGGTATCTGGGTAGACGCCGTAAACAACCCGCAGGCCAGGCTGTATGCGCTGGGGTTCTTTTACAAATGGGACTGGAAATACCATTTCGAGAAGATCATCATCCGCATTGGCCAGCCGCGTCTGGGAAATTGGGGCGTATGGGAAATCACGCGGCAGGAGCTGCTGGACTTTGCCGAGTTCGTCCGCATCCGGGCGGCAATGGCATGGCGCCTTAACGCACCGCGCCGCGTGAGTAAGAAGGGATGCCAGTGGTGTAAGGTCAAAGCGACCTGTACCGCGATGATGGTGACGCTGGACAACCTTGCCTATGCGGAACTGGATTTGCTGGAAGACGAGCTGGAGAGTGATGACATGTCGCTTATCAGAGAACGTCTGCGTGAAGAGTTCAAGATGCACACCGCCGCAGTAACGCGATTAAGTGATGCTGATCTTGTCCGCATACTGGATTTCCGGAAGCCCATCGAACAATGGTTCCATGAAATTCAGCTGCAACTCGAACGCAAGGCCGCAGACGGCCATAGAGTGCCGGAGATGAAACTCGTTGAGGGCCGCAGTAACAGACAGTGGCGCAACGAGCCGAAAGCCGCCGAGCACCTGATATTTCTCGGTCTGACCGACGAGGACATCTACGAAACGAAGATGCGCTCGCCGAACCAGATGGAGGAAGCGTTAAGGAAAGTGGCAAAGTTAGACAGGAAGTGCATAGCTGTAGCGCTTGACGGCTACGACTATAAGCCGCCTGGCAAGCCGACGCTGGTCAAGGATGATGACCCAAGAGTCTCCCTGGGTGATGCCGACGAAGGCGCATGGGATGACGAGTAAACCGAGTAAACCCGTAACTGTATGACGGTAGATCCGTAAATCGAGAGGAATTAATTATGGCAGAGAAAGGCAGCAAGTTAGTCGTCGATAAACGCGTAAAAGGCGGCGTGCGCTACACCAACGGTATGTTCCGTATTGACCGCGTGGTGGCAAGCTACCCTCACCTGGATAAGCCGTACGCTGGTGAAGATGGCGGCGAGCCGAAATTCTCCATCGTCGGTCTGCTCGATAAAACCGAGCACGCTGGCATCATCGACCTGATCCGCGAAGACTTAAAGCGCATCATGGGCGAGAAAAAAGTCAAAGTGTCCGCCGACAAGCTGTACCTGAAAGACGGCGACAAATACTTCGAAGACAAAGAAGAGTGTCAGGGCCGCTATGTTCTTAGCGCGCGTGAAACCACTCGCCCGACTCTTCGTGACGCCAGCGGTAACAAACTGGATCCGAAAGACGACATGGACGACATCCAGGAGCTGTTTTACGGCGGCGCGATTGTCTCTCTGGTCGTAAACCCGTGGTATCAGGACAACAAATTCGGCAAGCGCATCAACGCTAACCTGCGTGCGGTTCGCTTCGTGGAAGATGGTACTCCGTTCGGCGAAGGTCGTGTTGACGATGACGACGCATGGGATGACGACGATTACGACAATAGTGGCTCTTCCGGCGGTAAAGGCGGCGGCAGCGACTTTGACGATGATGATGACATCTAAAAATGCGTTTTAGAGTGTGTTACTCAAGCCCGGTTATCCGGGCTTTTTTGTCAGGAGCAAAAACATGACCGACCATATCCGTCTCGATTACGAATCTCGAAGCCGGACGAACCTCAAAACCGCTGGCCTGGCGCGCTACGTCCGTGACCCGTCCACGCAGGTGCTGATGGGCGCCTGGGAAGAAAATGACAGCGGCAATATTGAGTTCTGGGACATCTCAATGGCCAAACGGCCGCCAAAGCACCTCGTCGATATTCTCCGTGATCCTCACGTCATAAAATGGGCATTCAACGCGCAGTTCGAACGACTGATGACCGAACACGTCCTGGGCATCAAAGTGCCGCCGTCATCCTGGCGCTGCACGATGGTGCTTTCTTACATGCTGGGGTTCTCCGGCGACCTGGCCATGATTGGCAGGTTAATCGGGCTGGACGAGAGCAAACTGAAAGACCCGGTCGGCGACAAGCTGATCAATATGTTCTCAAAGCCGAGGAAGCCCTCGAAGAAAGAGCCTTTCGAGTGGCGCGACTGGATCACCAACCCCGAAGAGTTTCAGCAGTTCGGTGGCTATAACCGGCAGGACGTCCGTGCTGAGTCCGCCATCGGTCGGCGTCTCGGCAACACGTCGAAATATCCCATCCTCGATAGCGAGTGGGAGCTGTACGGTCTGGATCAGTACATTAATGACACGGGCCTGACCATCGACGTCGACTTCGCCCGCAACGCCCTGGCGCTGGCCGAGCGCAGAAAGCCAATCATCATGGAGCAGATGCGCGACATCACCCACCTGGATAACCCGAACTCCACGACGCAGCTCATGCCGTGGCTGATGGACAGAGGGTACAAATTCGGGGATCTGCGTTCAGACACGGTGAAAAAAGCTATCCGCGAAGCCGAAGAGCGCGGCCTGGACGAAGAGGCGGTTGAAGTGCTGCAGATGCGCCTGAACAGCAGTAAATCGTCCATCGGAAAATATTCGACCATGCTGGAAGGCATCGCCGAAGACCGGAAATTCCGCTACACCCTGCAGATGTGGGGAGCCAGTCGTACCGGACGCTGGGCCGGACGAAAGCTGCAGACGCACAACTTCCCCCGCACGCCGAAAATGCTGGAAGACGAAGTCGACCAGCTGATCGTGAAAGACCTCATTATGAAGGGCGACCTCGAAGCGCTGGAGCTGTACTGCGGCGAGCCGATGGACGCGCTGGTGGGCATGTTGCGCGCGGCCATTGTGCCGGAGGACGGCTACCGGTTCGTCGTTGCCGACCTTGCCTCCATCGAATCGGTGGTGATCGGGTGGTTCTGCGAATGCCGGTGGTTCCTCGATACGCTGAGTGCTGGACGAGACCTGTACCGGGCGTTTGCCGCTGAATGGCTGAACATCCCGTATAACGACACCAAACCTCACCGCTCGAAGGCTAAACCGGCGACGCTCGGCGCGGGCTACGGGCTGGGCGGTGGTAAACTCGATACGAAAACCCACAAAAAGACCGGCCTCTGGGCGTACGGTGAAAGCATGGGCGTCTTCATGACCCAGGCCGAAGCGCAGGGTTCAGTGGATGCGTTCCGCAACCTGTGCCCGGAAATCGTCGAAACGTGGCGTGACCTGGAGAACGCCGCCCGCAAGTGCATCAAAACCGCATCCACCGTTGTGTGCGGCAAAGTGCGCTTCGAGTTCCGCAAACCGTTCATGGCCATCGTGCTGCCGTCCGGACGCCGACTGTATTACTTCAAACCGTTCCTCAAAAAGAAACTTATCGAGTACACCGATAAGAAGACCGGCGAGGTCAAAACGTTTGAGAGCAACCAGATCTGCTACTACGGCAAAGCCGAAGGCGCGAAAGGCTGGGGCGTACAGTACACCCACGGCGGAAAGCTGGTGGAAAACATCGTGCAGGCCATCGCGCGCGACGTCCTGGTCGAAGGTATCAAACGTGCGCTGGCCGACGGCTACCGCATCCCGTTCCACGTACACGATGAAATCATCACCGAAGTGCGGGAAGAAGATACCGAACGCAATCTTGACCGCCTGCGCGGGCACATGACGGCACCAATCGCCTGGGCGCCTGGACTGCCTCTCGGCGCAGCTGGATGGGAAGGCTACTTCTACAGGAAAGACTGATGGCCGAAATCAAGCGCGAGTCGAAGGTCGAAAAAGATATACGGGAGTATGCACTGGCAACCGGATGGTGGTGTGCCAAGTTCACTTCTCCCGGAAAACGTGGGGTGCCTGACCGTGTGTTTATCCGGTCGGGCATTGTGCTTTGGATGGAGGTGAAGCGGCCCGGCGAAGAGCCGACGCAGCAGCAGACCCTCCGCATGAATGAGATGAAAAAATATGGTGCAATCGTGTGCTGGGTCGATAGCCTTGCAGCAGCTAAAGAGTGGCTTGATCTCCTTTGACGAATACCTCCGCCGGAAGAACCGACTGGTGGCATTCGTCCGTGACCAGATGCACGGGTACCAGCGCCAGGCGTACGAGTTCATGATGAACACACCGTTCTGTGCGCTGTTTATCGATCTGGGGATGGGTAAAACGGTGACGTCCCTGACGCTGGCCGTCGACCTGCTGATGGATTTTCAGGTGCAGAAGGTGCTGGTCATCGCCCCGCGTCGAGTGGCGCGCAAAACATGGCCGGACGAAATCGCCAGCTGGGAGCACACCTGCATGTTCGAATACCAGGTGATCGATGGTTCGCCTGCCGAGCGCCAGCAGCAGACCCGCAGCAAGGCGTCCATCCACATTATCAGTCGTGACAACATCGAGTGGCTGACGGAGCAGTGGAAGCACAAATGGCCGTATGACATGGTCATCATTGATGAAAGCAGCTCCTTCAAAGACCACACGACAAAACGGTTCAAGGCGCTGCGTCGGGTTCGTCAGCACATGAAGCGAATGGTGCAGCTCACTGCTACGCCGGCCGCCGAGACGTACATGCACCTTTTCGCCCAGATTTACCTGCTGGACGAGGGCAAACGCTTCGGCAAGTCGATCACGACGTATCAGGAAAACTACTTCACCTACAACCGCTGGTCGTATAAATACAAGCTGCGCGCCGGTTCCGAGAAAATCATCACCGATAAAATCGCCGACATCTGCATGGTGATGAAAGCGGAAGACTATCTCGACCTGGGCAAGCCAACGTTTGTCGACCGGAAGGTGGAGCTGACCTACGCTCAGTCGGCTAAATACGCTGAGATGGCGGAGAACTTCATTGTCGATGTGTACGGTGATGACGACGAACCTGTCTACGTCGAGGCGGAGACGGCGGCGTCACTGTCATCAAAGCTGCAGCAGATGGCGTCCGGCGTGCTATATAACACCTATCTGGACGGGATAAACCCGAAGACGGGCAAGCCTATCCAGAAGCGCGACGTGTACGAGCTGCACGAAGCCAAACTGGACATGCTGGAAGAGATCGTCGAAGAGTCCGCAGGTCATAACATCCTCGTCGGCTACCACTTCAAATCATCGCTTGACCGGTTGAAGAAACGCTTCCCGAAAGCGGTGCAGATGGACAAAGAAGGCGAGTGTGTTACAAAGTGGAATCAGGGAAAGATCCCGATGCTGCTCGCGCACCCGCAGTCTGCCGGACACGGATTGAATCTGCAGAAGGGTGGCCACATCATCGTGTTCTACGACATCCCGTATTCGCTGGAGCTTTATCTGCAATTCATCGGCAGGCTCCACCGGCAGGGCCAGGTACACCCGGTAACGGTTATCCACCTCGTCGCAGAAGGCAAGAAGAAAAGCAAAACGCTGGACTTCGAGCCTATGCCGACGGTGGACAGCGGCGTGGTAGCTGCTCTTCGCGCCAAAGAGGACGGGCAGGAGTGGCTGCTGCAGGAAATCATGCGAATCCGCCGACGTCGGGCGGACAAGAAGCGGCGCGAACTGGCCGCAGTGGAGTTCTAATATGGCCAAAGCCTCACCAGTGGCGCTACGTCAGCGCCGTTCCAACCAGAATGACGTCGAAACCGAAGCGATGCTGTTCCAGGGCGCCAACATCACCCAGCTGGGCAAGCTGTTCAGGATGGAGCGCCGTGACATCACCGCCAAGATCAGCGGCAACGTCCCTCCGTGCGGCGAGCGCGGGGGGTACCCGATTTACTTTATTCACGAGGTGGCGCCGCACATCGTCAAGCCGATCTACGACATCGAGACCTACCTCAAACGAATGCACCACAACGACCTGCCTAAGCACCTCTCGAAAGAGTTCTGGGCGGGCCTGCGCCAGCGCCAGGAATACCTGAAAGCAGAAGGTGATTTGTGGGAAACGGACAAAGTGATCGAGGTGATGGCGGACGCGTTCAAAACGCTGCGGATGACCCTGCTGCTGGCGGGCGACACCGTAGAGCGTGAAATGACGCTGACCCACCAGCAGCGAGACAAACTGCGCGTGATATTCGACGGCGCGCTGAACGACCTCGCCGACTCACTGGTCAACCGGTTCGCTGACCGGGCGAAGAAGGAGGTGATCGATGACGACGAAATATAATAATCTCGAAGCGATCGTGGTGGACATGGCTGAACAGCTGCGCCCACCGGAGCGTCTCACCGTCGCCGAGGCAGCGGAGAAGTATCGTTACGTTAACCAGCCCGGTGCGTACGTTGGCCCGTGGCTGAATGAGACCGCGCCGTACATGGTCGAGCCGATGAACACGTTCGCCAGCAGGATTTACTCGAAGATGGCGTTCGTCGGCCCGGCGCAGTGCGGCAAGACCGACTCCCTCATTGTGAACGGCGTTGCCTACTCGGTGCGAGTCGACCCGCTGGACACGATGGTGTTCTGCCCGACGTCCGGCGCCGCGCGCGACTTCTCGATGCGTCGTATCGACCGTCTTCACCGGCATAGCCCGGAAGTCGGCAAGATGCTGATGAAGAGCCGCGACGCCGACAACAAATTCGATAAGCACTACACCACCGGCATGATCCTGACACTGTCCTTCCCGTCGAAAACGGAGATGGCTGGTCGTCCGGTCGGTCGCATCATCATGACCGACTTCGACCGTATGCCGATGGACGTGGACGGTGACGGGAACCCGTTCGACCTGGCGTCCAAGCGTACGACCACGTTTAACTCGTTCGCCATGTGCTGCGCCGAGTCCTCGCCGTCCATGCCGATCATCGACCCGCACTGGATAGCCAAAGGCGTCCACGAAGCGCCGCCGTGCGAAGGCATCATGTCGCTCTATAACCGCGGAGACCGCCGACGCTGGCAATGGCCATGCCCGCACTGCTGGACGTGGTTCGAGGGTAAATTCGAACACCTGCAGTGGACGAGCAAAGACGGCATGTCCAACCTGGAGAAAGGCGAGACCGTACGAATGGTCTGCCCGGACTGCGGCGCCGAGATCCAACCGGATGACAGGCACGACATGCAGCAGTGGGGGATGTGGGTGCCGGAAGGCTGCTACGTTAATGACCGCGGGCAGCTAAAAGGCAAACAGCCCCGTACGGACTTTGCGTCGTACTGGCTGCGCGGCGTGGCGGCCGCCTTTGCGACGTGGCCGAAACTGGTGGTGACGTACCTCGATGCGTGCGACGAGTATGAGCGTACGCTGTCCGAAGAGGCGCTGAAAAAGTTCTGGAACAACGACATGGGAGAGCCGTATGTACCGAAATCGACGGAGAACCTGCGTGTTCCGGAAGCACTCAAAGCGCGCGCGGAGAAACTGCCGGAGGGCATGGTGCCAGAAGGTGTTCGCTTCCTTGTCGGCGTGGTGGACGTCCAGGCAAACCGATTCTGCGTAACGGTGTTTGGCATCATGCCCGGAACACCATTCGACGTCGTGCCGATCGACCGGTTTGAGATAACGAAGTCGAAGCGTCTCGATGCAGACGGTCATCCGCAGCTGTGCAGCCCGCCGTCGTATCTGGAGGATTGGGATCTGCTGGAAGAACTGGTGATGGATAAACGTTACGAGCTGGCCGACGGCTCCGGACGAACCATGCCGGTTAAGCTGACCGGGTGTGACTCCGGCGGTAAAGCGGGTACCACCAACAATGCGTACGACTTCTGGCGTAAGCAGCGTGATAAGGGCAAGGCCGGTCGGTTCATCCTGCTGAAAGGCGACCCGAAAGCGAACAACCCGCGCACCCGCCTGGGCTACCCTGACACCCAGCGCAAAGATAATAAGTCAGCGGCGCGAGGCGATGTGCCGGTGCTGTTCATCAACTCGAACATGATGAAGGACTCTCTGAACGGGCGACTGGATGTCATGGAGCCAGGGAAAGGGATGATTCACCTGCCGGAGTGGATGCCGGACGATTTCTTCGCCGAGCTGTGCGTTGAAGTGAGGATCGACGGCAAAGGGTGGGAAAACCCGAACAAGCTCCGAAACGAAGCATGGGACTTGCTGTATTATCTTTTAGGGATCTGCATATCACCAAAAGTGTTAGCTATCGAAAACATTGATTGGGATAATCCCGTGGGCTGGGCGAAACCGTGGGACGAGAACGACCTCGTCAGCGAGAAGGGCGCCGAAGCACGATTCTCCCTACAGGTCGAAACAACCACTGGTTTCAGCAAATTTGCGGAAGCCCTGGCGTAAGGAACAGATATGAGCTGCGACACCACTCTTTTAAAGAAGTACCTGCAGGAAGCCGAAGCCGCATACCACCAGCTCATGATGGGCGGCTCGGTGCGTGTCTTTGTTGACCAGAACGCCGAACGCGTTGAATATACAGCAGCAAACAAGGCAAACCTGTATAACTACATCATCACGCTGCGCAGCCAAATCTGCGCCCTCGACCCGTCAGACCCGATGTGTGCGTGCGGGATAGGTGTAGGCAAACCGCCAGTGGGGTTCACTTTCCGATGAAAAATACAGCTGAGAAAAAACTGCCGTCAATCGCCGACCACATGGCGGTGATTGCAAAACCAGAGAAGTCGGCAATGGGCGGCGGACTGGAAGGCGCCGAGCGCAATACGCGTGAATTGTTCAACTGGACGCCAGCCGTCATTTCGCCTGACCAGCAGATCTCCGGCGGCAACAAGCAGCTGGCGGACGCCCGCGCGCGAGACATGGTGCAGAACGACGGCTATGCGATGGGCACCGTGGCCATCCACCGTGACAGCATCGTCGGCGCACAATACAAACTGAACGCCAAACCAAACTGGCGGGTACTCGGCCTGTCAGAAGCCTGGGCGCGCGAGTGGCAGCAGTATGTTGAGGCCCGTTTCAACCTGATCGCTGAATCACCGAATAACTATCTCGATGCGTCCGGTACCATGACGCTGACCGGTCTGGTTCGTCTCGCCGTCAGTGGAGTTTTGATGACCGGAGAGTTACTGGCCACCGCGGAATGGAAGCGTGGCGGAAACCGCCCATTCAGCACCGCGATACAGATGGTCTCCCCCTCTCGCCTGTCCAATCCGGACGGGATGATGGATGACAAAAACCTGCGGTCAGGCGTGGTGGTCGACGATTACGGCAAACCGACGAGCTACTGGATCAAGAAGGCGTTTCCGGGGTCGGGCTATGGCCTCGACGACTGGAAGTGGATTAACGTTCCGGCGGAAAAACCGTGGGGCCGTAAACAGGTTATCCACATCTTTGAGCCGCTGCAGCCAGGACAGACACGCGGTATCAGCGAAATGGTGTCTGTGCTTAAACAGATGCGCATGACCAAAAACTTCCAGGAAGTCGTCCTGCAGAACGCCGTGGTCAACGCTTCGTACGCAGCCGCCATCGAGTCGGAGCTGCCGAGCGAAGTGGTATTCAGTCAGATGGGCCTGAACGCGCCGACCTTCCAGCAGATGCTGATGAACTACATGTCGTCGCTGATGGATTACGTCGGTTCGTCGAAGAACATCCAGATCGACGGCGTTAAAATCCCGCACCTGTTCCCCGGAACGAAGCTGAAAATGCAGCCGATGGGCACACCCGGTGGCGTGGGCACGGATTACGAAGAGTCGCTGCTGCGTAATATCGCCGCCAGCCTCGGCCTTTCGTACGAACAGTTCAGCCGTGACTACACCAAAACAAACTATTCCAGTGCGCGCGCGTCTATGGGTGAAACCTGGAAATACATGAACAGCAGGAAGAAGGTTGTCGCTGACCGGTTTGCCTCCACCATCTACGCGTTGTGGCTGGAAGAGGAAATCAACGCAGGCAACATCCCGCTGCCGCCGGGGAAAACCGCTGACTGGTTCTACGCTGAAAACGGCATCGTCAAAGATGCCCTGACCAACGCCGACTGGATTGGCGCGAGCCGTGGCCAGATTGACGAGAAGAAAGAAACGGAAGCGGCTATCCTGCGTATCAAGAACGGCCTCTCAACGTACGAGATCGAAATCGCTCGTCTGGGCAACGACTGGCGTGAAGTATTTGACCAACGTGCGGAAGAAGAAGGTATTATCCAGCAGAAGAAACTCAACTTCACTGGCCAGCCAGCTACTCCGGATGACGCGCAGAACGGCGGCGACGGAGAAAACAACGACAACGAGGAACGAACCAATGAGTAAACTCGCGCAGATGGCAGCGCGCACCGCACTGGATCGTATGCAGCTCAAACCTGTGCTGCTCGACCCACGCTGCAGCGCCAACCTGACCACGCACTTCCAGCAGATGCTTTCTGCGGACGGCGATGATGAAGACCTGGCCGACTCCACGCGTGACCAGCTGAACATGTCGCTGTGCCAGGCGTATGGCTACAACGATTCGTCAAAGAGCAAGCCTTTCGCGTTCGCCGAAGGCACCGCGATCATTCCGGTGCACGGCACGCTGATTAACCGATATGGCGGCTATTACTACGGCATGTTCACCGGCTATAACTTCATCCGTCAGCAGCGCGCGCAGGCAATGGCCGACCCGGACGTCGAGCGCATCATCTATGACGTGAACAGCAACGGCGGTGAAGCGGCCGGCTGCTTCGAATTGTCGGACGAGTCGTTCGAGCTGCGCGGGGAAAAACCGACGCTGGCGGTGGTGGATTCGAACTGCTACTCCGCCGCGTACGCATTTGCGAGCAGCGCGGATAAGATTTCCGTGACACCATCCGGCGGCGCTGGCAGTATTGGCGTAATTTGTATGCACGCCGATATTTCTAAGATGCTGGAAGATTTCGGTGTTAAGATTACGTTGATCAAAGCGGGTGAGCACAAAGCCGATGGCAACCCGTTCGAAGAATTGTCTGCCGAAACGAAGGCAGAAATTCAGGCGGACGTCGATGCAGCCCGTGATCAATTCGTCGCACTGGTCGCCAGAAACCGCGGGATCGAAGAAAAGGCTGTTCGAGACACCGAGGCAAGATGTTATAGTGCGCAGGACGCATTGAAACTAAATCTTATTGACGCAGTAGAGACACCGGCTCAGGCAATCGCTGCGTTCGTTAACGGGCCAACCGGCTCAACCACTGAGGGCGAAGAGATGAACGAAGAAGAACTCGCGCAGGCTAAGAACGAAGCAGCAGCCGGTGAGCGTACTCGTATCGCAGGCATCATGACCCATGAAGCCGCGAAGGACAAAAGCAAACTGGCTAACCACCTGGCGTTCAACACCACCATGTCTGTAGAAGACGCGGTTGCGATGCTGAACGTGTCAGCGCCAGAAACCACTGCAGCTGTTACCACCACGACCACCACTACGGCGGAAGATGGCAACGGTAAAAAAGCCGAGACGAACTTCGCCAATATGATGAATAACGGCTCGCACCCGAATGTCGGCGCTGACAAAGGTAATGAAAATACCGAAGAAGCCAGCGAAGACGACAAAGCTATTTCCTCGCTGGAAGCTGGTTTCGCGGCTAACGGCATTACCTTCGACCAGAAATAAGGAGCGTCTAAATGACCATCCTCGCACTTATGGCTATCACGCCAGGCGCCAATAGCGTGCCAAACCTGCTGGCTGGTTCCGAAGACCTCGGCTCGTGGGCGCCGACCCAGATTTTTTCTGGCGAAGCTGACATCGTTACCGACGGTCTGGTGGTTGCAGCAGCAGTTAAGCAGTATGAAGTTATCTCCGTTCCAACTTCCGGCGCTAACCTCGGCAAAATGGTGCCGTGGGATCCAGAGGCAACGGACGGATCCCAGCTGGCAGTCGGCATCACACTGTTCGCTGGCGCAGTTGGTCAGAGCGTCCCTTACTATGTAGGTGGCGTATTTAACCCGGACGCGTTGGTGTGGCCTGCAGCAGTTACTACTCTGGCTGCTAAGAAAGCCGCATTCATGCGCACCAACATCCAGATTTCCACGCTGTACTAAGGAGAAACAGACATGGCTGGACTCTATACAACTTACCAGCTGCTCTCTGTGCAGCGTAAGCTCAAACGTCTTCCGGCGTTCTTCCTGCAGTGGTTCACCACGCAGATTAACTTCCAGGAAGACAAAATCGCGTTCGACAAGGTCTTCACCGACCTGACTCGCATCGCGCCGTTCGTGGCACCGACCGCGCAGGGCAAGGTTATCAAGGAAGAAGGTTACAACGCCGTGGCGTTCAAACCGGCTTACGTGAAACCTAAGCACGTCATCGACCCGAACATGATTATCCCGCGCCAACCGGGTGAATCTCTGGGCACCGGCTCTCTGACCATCGCGCAACGCCGTGATGCGGTGATCGCCTTCCTGCTGACGAAGCACCGCGCGATGCACGAGAACACCTGGGAGTGGATGGCAGCGCAGGCGCTTATCAATGGTTACGTTGATGTGTCCGGCGAGCTGTACCCGACCACCCGTGTGGACTTCGGGCGTGATCCGGCGCTGACCGGCACCGTGGACTGGACGGCGGCGGGCTACACCTCCGAGCAGACCTTCGACGACATCTACCTGATGAAGCGTACGGCGAACGATAAATCCGTTTCCGGCGCGGTCATCACCACGATGATCTTCGGTGCGGACGCCTGGTCGCAGTTCGTCAAGGTCAACAAAGAGATCCTGTACGGTAAAGGCGGTCTGATGGATCGCAACGTTGGCGGCAGCGAAACCTCTGTGACCCGTCTGTGGGATGGTCTGGAAGGCGTGGAATACATGGGCCGCATCGCAGGTCTGAACGGCAAAGGCGCGTTCGAGATCTACGTGAACACCCAGAAGTTCCGCGACGAAAACAACCAGTCTCAGTACATGTTCCCGCAGAATAAGATTCTGGGCGTGTCGCAGGCGGTTGACGGCGTTCGCTGCTTCGGCGCGGTTCTGGACAAAGCCGCTGGCTGGCAGAGTCTTGAATACTTCCCGAAAATGTGGGAGAACGAAGACCCTAGCGTTGAATACCTGATGACTCAGGGTGCACCGCTGATGGTTCCGCGTGATCCTAACGCGACCTTCCTGCTGACGGTAATGCCGCAGCAGCCATAAGCGAACTAAAAAGGTGGCCCGGTTATCCGGGCTTCTTCTGATTAACCGGAGAGTTTCAAAATGCCAAAACGTCTTGTTTCCCAGACCGTAGTGATTTACCGCGATGGCAACCGTGTGGTACCGAAAGTGGGCCAACCGTTCGACTTCACTAAAGAAGAGCTGGACAACATCACCAAACTGAACCCTGACGCGGTGACTAAAATCATCTCGCAGGACGAAACCAACGAAACCCAGACCGACTCGATCAGCAATGCCGATCACCAGGCGTTGCTGGAACAAGCTCGCAAAGACGCGGTAGAGCAGTTCAAACGCGAGCAGGCCGGTGCTATCAATCAAGGGGGCGCAGATGCTCAAATCGGGACTGCCAATACAGGCGCTGGAGCTGGCGACGACGCAGCTGGCGGAAAAAATGACGGCTCCAAAAAAGGCACCGGTAAGTCAGACAAGAAAGCTGACGACAAATCCGTTGCTGGCGATGATGACATCTAATGCCAAACTTCGCCGCAATTAAAGCGAATGCACGCAGGGCCGTTCACGCGGCCTTTGCGTATTCAGCTACCTATCAGGATAGCTCTCTCGATGCCGCCGTCGACATCACCGTCCGCTGGCACAACCGCCTTGTGCTTCTCGGCGACTTCCAGGACTCCGGGTATTCCAACGTGGTCGACGGCATCGAAAGAATTATCTTCAATCTCGAAGAACTGGCCACCGTGAAAATCATGGTCGGCGGTGTCGAGTCAGAAGGTTTGACACCTCGCAAAAACGCAGTCATCAAGATCACCGACGTCGGGTTCGAAGGTACCGAGCTTATCCTCGAAGCGCGTGAACCGAAGGTCGGCCCAATCGAAGAGAAGTGGCAAGTCATTCGCGGTGACGTATGACAGTAAACATCGTCACTGCAGGATCGCAGGAGCTGGTGCGGTATCTGGAGACGATGCCGGAGTTAACCTCCCGCGCGATGCGGCTGGCCATCAACGAGGTGGCAAAGCGTTCAGGTATGTCGGCCATCAAAAAGCAGATGCTCGACGAGATTGCCTTTCCCACCGGGTACCTCAATCCGGAACGCCTCAAAGTCACTAAGCAGGCGAGCGACACCAACCTCGAAGCCGTCATCACCGGCCGCAAACGTGCCACCAGCCTCGCGCGCTTCGTGCAGGGCAATCCGGTACCGAACAGCAAGCGTGGAGGCGGACTTTCCGTACGCGTGCAGAAGGGCCGCACCACCTACCTGAAAAACGCATGGCTGGTACGACTCAATAAGGGCGCCAGCTATTCCGAAGACAACTTCAACCTCGGCCTCGCGGTTCGTCTCCAACCGGGCGAAAAGCTGGCCAACAAACGGACTGGCCATAAATCGTGGCTGGTACCGAATAAAGTCGCGCTACTCTACGGCCCATCCGTAGACCAGGTCTTCTCCGGCGTCATCGCCGACATGGGGCCGCAGATTGGCAATATGGTGGCAGCAGCGTTCCACCGCAACTTTGCGAGACTGACCAATGGCTGAACATAAACGATTGACCATACTCAAAGCGTTAACGGCGCATCTCGAATCGATCTTCGGGGATGACCTGTATTCGCATGATTTACGCGGCAAGGTATTCCGTGGCCGTGCGGTGTTCGGGTCGGACGACCCAATGCCGTGTGTGTCACTGCTGGAGGGGAAAGCGACGGACTACGGTCAGTTTGCAGACACCAACGAGAGCGTGCGAAAGGATTCGTGGCTTCTGCTAATCCAGGGATGGGTCAAGGATGACCCGCTTAACCCGACTGACCCGGCATACGGATTGCTGGCGGACGTCGAAGCACGACTGTCTGATATTATCGCGCAGGACGAGAGAGGAAAGCCAAAATATCCAGGCATCTATCTTCTCGGTGGGTTAATATCCAGTCTGACCATCGCGGCGCCAGTAGTTCGACCGCCGGAAGATGGACTATCGAGCAGGGCGTTTTTCTACCTACCTGTTTTGGTAGGATTGAAATCGGACTTAACCAAACCTTAACGGGAGGGCGAAATGCCTACTTACGAACCGAACTATGTCGTTGGTCGTGGTCGCCTTTATTTTGACAAGTTCAAAAAAGGCTCCAACAACTCCGAGAGTGGAGAGCTGTACTTCGGCAACTCGCCTGAGTTCACGCTGACCACGGATTCGGAGACACTGGATCATTATTCCTCCGAGCACGGCCTGCGTGAAATGGACGCATCGGTACTGCTGGAACTGACCCAGGGTGGCAACTTCACCGTTGACGAAATCAACGCCGACAACCTGGCGCTGTTCTTCCTCGGCGAGAAATCCACCATTACCCAGACTCAGGCGACAGACCGCAAAGAGACTTTCGAGCTGATCAAAAAGGGTCGTTACTATCAGCTGGGCGCAGATGAAGTCACTCCGTCAGGCGTGCGCAACATCACCAACTTCCAGATCGTTGTAGCCGCAGCTGGCACGTCGATCTCTACCGGTTCCGGCGACATCACCTCCATCCCTGGTGCTACCCCGCTGCCGCCCGACCAGTACGAGATTGAGGTCGAAACCGGTCGTCTGTACATCGAGCCGGACGCAGCCAACGTTCCGGGCGCGGGAATGACGGCAGCTGTGCAGTATGATGTCGACGCTCAGACCCGTACGGTCTTGATCGGTAAGTCGGATATGATCTACGGTGCGCTGCGCTTCCTGTCCGATAACCCGGTGGGAACCAACAAGGATTACTTCTTCCCGAAAGTGGCCCTGCAGCCGGATGGCGACTACGCGCTGAAAGGCGACGACTGGCAGGTAATGTCCTTCTCCTTCCGCGCGATGAAGAAGAACAGCAACCTGCAGCGCCTGTACATCGACATCCACGACGAGTCTAGCAACCCGGCTCCGGTGCCAGCGACGTACACCATTACGTCTTCACCGGCATCGACCACCAGCGCCGCCGGTACTCCGGTGAACGTCACCTTTACGGTGCGTGACCAGAACAACCAGGTCGTGAGCGGCAAGACCGTGAACTTCTCTGCTAACTCTGGCGCCACTGTAACGCCGACCACCGGGGCGACCAACGGGTCGGGCCAGATCGTTGTGGCGCTCAACCGAGCCGCCGCTGGATCCGGAACCGTCACCGGTACCGTTCAGGATGGCGGGGCGACCAACACCAGCACCGCAGTAACGTTCTCCTAAAAGCGGAACGACACGGAAAGCGCCTACGGGCGCTTTTCTTGTATTCAGCTCCGACCTTTGTGCTAAATTAGCGATGTTTAGCAAACCGGAGCGTCCACTATGTCATTATCAGAATATCAACCAGAAACACTGTCAGTAACGGCTAAAAAAGTATCCTTCGAGGTACGCGGCCTGTCCTTCATCGACATGTCTTCCCTGCTGCGCACGCACATGGATGACCTCGAATCCCTCTTCACCATGTACGAGAATGAAGCGAACAACATCTCCTTCGGCAACGCGGCGATGGCTCGATACATGACCCGTCTGATCGCTGATGCCCCCGGTCTGGTCGCGCACATCATCGCGCTGGCCGCTGACGAACCGGAGATGGTAAATAACGCCCGACGCCTGCCGCTGCTCGTGCAGGTTGACGCCCTCAAGAAGATCGGCACGCTGACCTTCGAAGAGGCAGGCGGCGCAAAAAAGCTGTTCGACCAGGTGATGAATCTGGTCAAGGAGATGACGCCCCCCGCGCCGACCTCCAAAGGCCAAAGTCGCCGCGGGAAAAAATAAACGAGTACATCTATGGGATCCGTGAGCAGGTCAGCCTGCTCCTATCCGAAGGCCACCCGCACGCAGGTCGGTACCCACTGGCCCGCGTGGGAGAAGAAGCAGCGATTGTGAGACGTCGGCATAACAGCCGAATGGTCACGGAATCAACGCTGATGCAGGCTTGTATCGGAGCCATCCTTAACGGCAAGAAAGGCTCTAAGCATTATCAAAAACTGATTAAGGACTTGAACCGTGGCTAACACTTCATCCAAAGACGTTGAGCTTAGGATCCGGGCAAGGGACTACAGTCAAAAGACGTTGAAGCAGATCACAACTGCTGTCACGGAAATGACGAAAGCCCAGGATCAGCAGCGCCAATCCGCTGAACGCGGAGAGACATCTGCAAAAGACCTCGAAGCCAGCTACCGCAAACTGGAAAGTGCGGGACAGGCGCTGCTTAAACTCAACTCTTTGGTTGAAGTCTATAAGCGTCAATCTGCCGCGCTGGAAGACCAGCGCAAGAAGGTAGAGCTGGCGGTACAGAAGCAGCAGGAGCTGCAAAACCAGTACAACACAACCGACAAAGTCACGAAGAAACTGGAGACCTCGCTGGGCCGCGCTAACGCCGCCGTCGAGCGGGCGAATAAGGCTTTCGACAGTGCGCAGTCGCGTGTGGCCCGAACCGCAGCTGAACTGAACCGGTACGGCGTTTCCACAACCAACCTGGCCCAGCAGCAGCAGTCCATCGTCTCCAGCGTTGGTCGCGTTAACTCAGCGCTGGAGCGTCAGGACAAAATCATCCAGAAAGTGCCGGGCGAGGTTAAGCGATATAACTCGGCATGGGACGAGGCCATCTCGATTAATAACCGGATGGACGAGTCCGCGCGGCAGACCCGTCTTCGCATGGAAGAACAGGCGTACGCCCAGGATAAAATCATCACCAGTCTGCGGCGCCAGGCGAACGAGGCGTTGGCGGCGGCGAAAGGGTACCAAACGCTGGCCCGTGTTGTGGCGAGCGTTAACCGCGGCGGAAACAACGGCCTTGCGAGCCAGCTGACTCAAATCGTGTCGCCGGCCGCCGCCGCGCGCTCTTCGCTTTCCGGACTGGAAAAACAGGTTGATTCGCTGGCGCGGGAAACCGCTACCGCAGGCAAACAAATTACCAACGCAGCGCAGAAGCTGAGAGACCTGCAGGCGGCGCAACAATCCGCGATCGGCATAGCCCGTCTTATTGACCAATTCAGGCAGCAGACCGTTGCCGTGCGTAATGCGCGGGCGGCGTATCAGGATGCGCGGGCGGAGGTTCGTCAGCTGGCCAATCAGATGCGCACCGCGCAGTCGGACACGGCAAACTTAGGTCAGCAGATGCAGGCCGCTCAGCAGAAACTCAATGCGGCCGCACTCGCCATGCGAAATGCCGGTACCGCGGCCCGGCAATCACAAGCGGCTTTACGTCAGGCGGGTGTCGACACACGCTCACTCTCAACGGCGGAGGACAGGCTGCGCACCACCACGCAGCAGACCACCACTGTCATAGACAGGCTGACTGAATCTATTCGCCGGAACAGCGGCGCTGCGCGAGACGGGGCTAAAGCGTTCTCCTTCTTTGCGGATAGTGGCCGTACGACCCTGTCAACGATGCAACGTATTCGCGGCGAAATCCTGGCGCTGGTGACGACGTACGCTGGTCTGCAGGGTGGCATCAACCTGGCGTCCGGTGCGATTGATATTTATAAGACCCGCCAGCAGGCGATGATTAAAATCTCGTCGGTCGTCGGCAAAGACCAGCGCACCATAAACGCCGAGTGGGAGTACATGATCGGCCTGGCTGACCGACTCGGTATCCGGTTGCAGGACGTGGCGAAAGGGTACACGTCGTTTGCAGTGGCGGCTAAAGCGTCCGGCGTTTCAGTCGAGCAGACCAAATACATCTTCGAGTCCATTGCAAAGTCCGGACGAGTATTCCACTTGTCAGCGGACGACATGAACGGCGTGTTCCGTGCACTGCAGCAGATGCTGTCCAAAGGTCAGGTTTACGCGGAAGAGCTTAACGGACAGCTGGGTGAACGTCTGCCGGGGGCCGTCGCGCTGTATGCGAAAGGCATGGAGATGACGACGGCTCAATTACTGAAAGCCATGTCCAACGGCGAGATCGCCGCAGACTCGGTGATTAACTTTGCCCGTGAAAACGCCAAAGCGATCGACGACGAACTGGCGCTGGCGGAAAAAGGCGTTGATGCGATGGAAGCGCGCGCCGCCAATGCGATGGCCATGTTCAAACTGGCGCTGGCGGACTCAGGGTTCATCGACGCTTACGTGAACATGCTGGCGAAACTGACCGAGTTCCTGAGCAGTCCTGATGGCAAAGAAGCCGCTATTGCGCTGGGACACGCTTTCTCTGAGGCGGCAGATGCGATTGTCTGGTGCGTCGAAAACGTAGATACGTTGATTACGGTGCTACAGGTACTGGCGGGCATTCAGGTTGTACGCTGGATCACGGGTATCTATCAAGGGTTCGTGCGGCTGCTGCCGGTAATGAAGAAAATCGGCGAAGTCGGGCAAGGCATTCTGTCCTTCCTGGAACGTCTCGCCTCGCGTCTCGCCTCCGGTACCGGTGCTGCGAGAGTTCTCGGCGTTGCGCTGGGCGGACTGGCGCGGGCCATTCCGTACGTTGGGTGGGCGCTGCTGGCCTATGACATCGGGGCCATCTTCTACCAGCAGTCGAAGACGTTCGCTAAGGCCGTCGATGAAGTGACGCGGGATTTCAAAAACCTCGCCAATCAGATCATCGCCATCATCCAAACACCGTCAGCAGCATTGCAGGACATGGCGTACGCCATCGTGAGGCCGCTGACCACGCTGTTCGCTTCGACGCTGCAGAGCATTGCGAAGTGGATCGCTGACGTGCTGCGCCTTATTCCCGGCGTCGGTGATGACCTGGCAAATTGGGCGTTACAGGTGGCGGACAACCTGACCAAAGAAAACCGCGACATGTTCCAGAACGTGAAAGGGATCTGGGGCGATGTGAACAGCGAGTGGAACCGTATGAATGACGAGATCGTCAAGAAATACGACAACACTATGTCCGACGTGGTGAAGAAGACCTTACAGGCTAAAGTGCAGATGCTGAAGGCCGACATCGGCGCGGCGGTAGGCTTCCAGTACACCGAAGACCCCGGCGGCGGAGTAACGCCTCGTCAGCGTGAAATTAAGGCGTTGACCAAAGAGTTCGACCGACAGACCAAAGCCGCAGAGAAAGCAGAGCTGGCGGGCAAGAAAGCGCTGCAGCGGAAGAACCTGTCAGGTCGCCTCGCGCTGGTGGACGAGGAATACGCCCCGCAGATGAAACGTGCGCAGGCGGTCGGTGGCGAAGAAGGCAAGAAGCTGGTGGCCCAGCTGAACACCATTATCGCGGCCCGTAAGCGCGCCGAGACCGACGAGTACAACGCATCGCAGCGTTCCTCTACCGGCATCGACAAACGTGCACGCGCTATCGAGAACCTGACTCAGAAATACAAAGAGCTGCAGGCGTCAATCCAGCTTAAACAAACTGACCAGGATCCCACGGCGTCCCTGGCCGACCGCATCTCCGCTGCCGTGGCGAAGTCCAACACGCAGTTCGACGAGCTGATCGCCAAGTCCAACAAGCTGGGTGGCGATGACGGCAAGCGCCTGGCGGAGCAGTACACGGCGCTGAAAGCGGTCAACGCTGAATACCTGAACCAGAAGATGCAACTGGAAGAAGTCGAGCGCCTGCAAAACAAGGTCAACTCGCAGATGAACATCCGCAAGTCGCGTATCGAGGAAGTGAACTCGAAGCGCCAGGCAGGTGTTATCAGCGAAGACCAGCAAGTCGCATCGGTAAACCAGATCAACCAGGAAACGCAGGCACCGATCGAGAACTCCCTGAACCAGTTGCAGATGCAGGCGCAGGCGTCTAAAGACCTGCTGGGGCCAGAGAAGTGGGCCGAGATCCAGGCAGGCATTGCCGCAACGAAAGCGTCGCTGGTAGACCTGACTGGCACGTTCACCACGATGGACACGACAATCGTGCAGGGCGTTCTGGACGGAATGGCCACCGCGCTGAACAGTATCGTCGCCGAACTGGTCAAAGTGGGTACCGGTGCGCAAAGCATGGGGGAAGCGTTCTCCGCAGCGGGCGTGGCGGTGCTGCAGTTCTTCGCGCAGTTCCTCCAGAAGATCGCTATCGCAATCCTGCAGCAGATGGCGCTCAACGCTATCGCAGGGATGGGTGGTGGTATCGGTAGTGCCGCCGCTGCGATGGGTGGTGTGGCAGCGAAACACAATGGCGGCGTGATCGGCAACGCCAGCGGTGAAGGACAGCAGACCCGCTCGATGAACCCGGCGTGGTTCGTCAACGCGCGCCGGTACCACGACGGCGGGCTTCCGGGCTTGAAATCTGACGAGGTACCGGCCATTCTGCAGAAAGGCGAGCAGGTGCTCGACAAGAATGACCCGAATAACATTCTCAACCAGAACGCCAGCCAGTCCTCTTCGCAATCACCAGGCGACAGCTATCGCTTCGTGCTGGTGGACGACAGAGCTAAAGTGCCGGAGGCCATGAACACACCGGAAGGTGAGAAGGCCATCCTGCAGATCCTGACGAGAAACGCACCAACCGTGCGGAACATCGTCGGCAAGAAGAGTAACGGGAGAAACGGATAATGGCACTGACCGGTCTGCGTCCGCTTAAAGAGACCAACACGCTCGGCAGCTCCGCGTCCAGATACGCCATTCTTAACGGTGCGTATGACATTTATGTTCAGGACGAGTATGACAAGGCAGGGGCCAACCAACCGTACTACGCCGCCAAGTGGATAAAACTGGCGGCGGGCACGTATCAGGTTCGGTTCATCTTCGACGACACCGGAACCATGTCACTTAACGGCGGCGTGGCAGTAAACGGCAGTAACGGCGGCGGATGGACGGTACCGGCAACCGGGTCTTTCACCGTGGCGAAAGACGACGTCTATCGGCTGGATCTTTTTTACCAGAACACCCCAGACAAGACGCCGTCCTTCATGTCGTACGAAATCCGCAAAGACGGTGTGCTGGTGGAAGTGTCGAGGGCGCAGGACTTTATCGGCGACCTCAAGCCGATCCCTGACGCCGCCCTGGGGCCAAAGCCGCCGTACAATAGCGACGTGCGTCTGAGCTATCCGATCTTCCTGCCGAAGCCCGACTGGCAGTATGGCGTGATGGAACGACTGGAGTGGCTGACCGACGTCCTGCAGTCCGAGTCCGGGGCCGAGCAACGACGTAAGCTGCGTCAGTACCCTCGCCGGTCACTGGAGGCCACGTTCAGCCGCTTCGGTATCAACCGTAACCTGCTCGACAGCTACGTGGTCGGTGTAGGGCAGGCGAACGGCCTGGTGCCTCTCTGGTGGGACGAGACGAAGATCGAGAGCGCGTACGCTGGCAGCATTGACATCTTCGGCGACTTTAAGCGCCGCGAGTTTTTCGTGAATGACGTGGTGATCATCCGGCGCGACAACGCCCTCGATTACGAGCTGAATATCGTGAAAGAGCGGACGGACACAAAACTGGTCATGCTCTACGGCACGCAGAAGGATACGCCGGGCGGCGCCTCGATTACGCCTGTCCGGGTAGCGCAAATCCGCGAGTCGATGAATGGTGCGCGCCTGACCGACGAGGTGCAGCAATACCAGCTGCGCTTCTTCACCGTGGAAGCAGCCGACTACACGACATTCTGGACGCAGCCGTTCTACGACCGGACGAACCTGCCGATCATCATGTGGAAGTTCGATTACCGCGAGCAGGTGGCCCAGACCTTCGACCGCGTGGCGTACATTTACGACAATCAGGTGGGCAACCCGTACATCGTCGACCCCGGCAACGGAGCTACAACGGGCGTGAAACTCTCCTACCAGATTTACGGGCGGGAGATGATGCACGACTTTAAGCAGAACATTTACAAAATGTCGGGCCGCTGGCGGGAGTTCCATCTGCCGTCCGGCCATAACGAGTTCGAACTGTCCCGTGACATCTCCGAGAGCGAAGGCGCACTCATTATCTACCGCAGTGGCTACTCGCAGTACAACCTGCGCAACCAGCCTATCCGGGGAGACATCCTTATCGAGATGTACGACGGCAGTTACATCGCCAACACCGTTATCTCCAGTCGCGTTATCGGCGACGAGGAATGGTTGTTTTTAACAGAGACGATACCATCCACTCCCAAAGCCGAGGTACTTCGTATAAGCTACATGCCAAGAAGCCGGTTAGATATTGACGCCGTTGAAATTAACCGGTTGACTGACGCGGACGGAGCGAGCCTGGTATCACTGACCTGTAAGGCCATTGTCGAAAGGAGAAACGCGCCGCCCGTGCCAATGACCTAGCGAGGCACAAATGAGCTACAACGACCTGGAGAGTTCCAATTACGACGGCGAACCCATATACCTTTATGAGTTTCGCCTGAACGCGCAATACTGGCGCTACACGTCTGCCGCGACCAGCCAGTCGATCCTCGGCAGCGTGTGGACGCCGATGGGGGTTGCCGACGACGGCGTAAAACAGACGGGCGATACAACGGTGGACGCGCTAAACATCACCATGCCAATTTCGTCTGACGTCGTCGGCCTTTTTATCGGCACACCGCCGATCAACCCTGTCTATGTCACCATCCGCCGGTTCCACGCTGGCGACTCCCATGCGGCAGTTTGCTATGTCGGCGAGGTCGCGCAGATCAATGAAAACACACCTGTCTCTGCCGTCGTCACCTGTAACACGTTATCGGCGTCGATGGAGCGAAATGGCCTGCGCCTGTCCTACAGCCGCGGATGCCCGTTTGCCCTGTACGACTCGTGCTGCAAAGTGAACAAAGAGAACTTCCGCTTCGACGGCACCATCCAGTCGGTCGGCGCAAACACCATCGTTATCCCCGGCGCGGCGCAGTTCAGCAACAACTGGTTCAACGGTGGCTACATCGAGTGGACTGACCCGAAACGCGGTGTCGAGCGCAGGGCGATCGAGCTGCATACAGGTGATACGATTTACATCTTCGGTACCGTCTCCGGTATCGCAGGCGGCATGATTATCAAGCTCTACCCTGGGTGCCCGCGCACGACGGCCGCCTGCAAAACGAAGTTCAACAACCTGGCCAATTACGGCGGGATCCCGGCCATGCCTGACCGTTCGCCGTTCGACGGCAATCCGGTCTTCTAAGGAGCGATTATGTGGTGGGCATTAGCAGCACTGGTGGTGTCAATCATCATTCAGGTGGCACTGGCACCGAAACCAGCACAACCGAAGGCCGCGACCTTCGACGACTTCGACATCCCGCAGGTCGATGAAGGTACACCGCAGGTCGTGTTCTTCGGCGAATGCTGGACGGGCGACTGGCAGGTGTTAGCGTACGGCAATTTCCGTACGAAGAAAGTCAAAGCGAAGCAGGCCAAAAAATGACGGACGAACCCCGTATCTTTATGCGTCATGCGCGAGCGCTTAATCTGTGCGGCCCTGGTGTCGAGCGGATGGCCGAGAGACTTAATTACCCTCTGCAAAAATTTCTGGAAGAGGGCTACCCGTGTTCACTGGCTGAGAAGACAGCCAACCCAATGCTGCTAAAGGCGGCGAAGCTGGCGCGGGAAGAATGGGAGAAGACTCATGGGGAAGGCTAAGAAACAAACGGTCGGCTTCAAATATTACATGGGCATCCACATGGGCATGGGCCGTGGCCCGGTGGACGAGCTGTGCGAAATAAAAGTGGGCGACCGTCAGGCGTGGCAGGGCAGTGTGACCGGCAACGCCAGTTTTAGCATTAATAAACCAGACCTGTTCGGTGGCACCAAAGGCGAAGGCGGCATCGAAGGCTCGTTCGACCTGATGATGGGTGGCGCCAGCCAGGTGAAATCGAGCAAACTGGCGGCAATGCTGTCCGGCGATCAGCCGGAGTTCCGGGGCATCGTGACTGCGTTCTTCGACGGCATGATCTGCGCGATGAACCCTTACCCGAAGAAATGGGCATTTCGCGTTCGCCGTATTTTGCAGGGCTGGGATGGTGCGGTCTGGTACCCGGAGAAAGCGAAAATCTCGCTGACTGGCCGTTACTCTGACGGTGGTTCGCGTGAAGTCATCGCCATGAACCCCGTCCACATCATCTATGAAGCACTGACAAACCGTGGCTGGGGGCTGGGGCGTGACCGATCGCTGTTCCTCGACGCAGCATGGAAGGCGGCCGCCGATAAACTTTATGAAGAGAAGTTCGGGTTGTGCATCCGCTGGGGCCGACAGGACACGCTGATGTCCTTCGTGCAGACGGTCATCGATCACATCGGTTGTGCGGTCTACGTCGACAAGTTCACCGGCAAATTCACCATCAAGATGATCCGCGACGACTATGACGCCGACTCGCTGCCGGTCTTCGATACAGACTCCGGTCTGCTGCAGATCACCGAAGCCACCAACGCCTCGCCGTTCAACCTCGTGAACGAAATCATCGTGACCGGCTTCAACCCTGTCACCAATGAGACGTTTCAGGTCAGGCAGCACAACCTGGCACTTATCCAGACGCAGGGCGCGATTAACAGCGACACGCGCGACTATCCGGGTCTGCCGACACCAGAGCTGGCTCTCCGCATTGCGCAGCGTGACCTGAAAGCCGCCAGCACCAACATCCGTCGATTCACCATCATGTGTGACCGCCGGGCGTGGCATACGCAGCCGGGCGACGTCATCAAGATCCGCGACCCGCAGTCACGCGGTATCGAGACGGTTATCCTCCGTATCGGCAACGTGGAAGAGTCAGGTCAGACCGACGGCGCCATTAAGCTGACAGGCGTGCAGGACGTGTTCGGGGCTGACCTGAATACCTTCGCCGACGTGCAACCACCGGGGCACTACGAGCCACCAGCTGATCCGGACATCGCTCGCACCCTCGTGTACGAAGCACCATACGCAGAGCTTGTCCGCTTTATCCCGGAAGGCGAGTTCAACACCATTAAGGCGATGGAAGGGTACATCCGTGCTCACGCCGAGAAGCCTACGCCAATTTGCATGGCCTTCGACCTCGCAGTTCGTCCGCAAGGTCAGGCCGAGTTCGTGGTGAACGGCAACGGTGACTTCACGCCGCTGGCGGAGCTGGGCAACCAGATTGGCTATCTCGATACGCAGCTCACCTATGACAAGGAAGAGTTCGAAGACGAGGAAGACATCTACGTCGGCATGTCGTTGCTGATTGGCGACCGTGATACGCACGAAATCGTCCGTCTCGATGCGTGGGATCCGGTGCAGAAGACTTTCACCATCGCCCGTGGTTGCATGGACACTATCCCGCAGCGTCACTTCGGCGGAGAGCTGATCTGGGCCATCGATGATAACGGCGGTTCGGACTGGACGCGCTACCTCTCCGGTGAAACCGTGGAGATGAAGATCCTGCCGTGGACATTGCGCGGTGGGCGCTTCCCGATCGATGACGCGCCTATCGACGAGCTGACCTTCCGTCACCGCTTCATCCGTCCTTACGCGCCGGGTCACGTTCTCACAACCACGATGGCAGGCGGACAAAAACGCTGGTATGAGAATCAGGATCTGCGTTACGACGTTGGCCCGACAGAGGTGCCTGACTTCATCGTCATTACCTGGACTCACCGCGACCGCCCCGTGCAGCAGGATAAGCTGATTGACCACGAGCAGGGCGACATCGGGCCAGAGCCGGGCACAACCTACCGTCTGCGGGTATTCAACGCGAAGGGTGAGCTGGTGCGCACGGAAACGGGTATCGACGGCACGCAGTTCATCTATACCTACGCGATGGCGTCAGCCGACACCAAAGTGGAAGAAGGATCACCAGAGTCAGCAGCAGGCACGATGTTCCTCGACGCCATGCGTAGCGGCTACAACTCGTGGATGTACTACACACTGCCGTTCACCGTCCACAAGCGACCGCCGCAGACCGCTAACGTCGCGCAACTGGCAATGGCCACTGCCGGAGAAGACACGGAAATCACGTCCGGAGAAGATGCCGACATCGCTGGCGGGCAGGTCGCCCAGCTGCTCATGTCTGCCGCCCAGGAGGACAGAGAAATCGTCTCAGGGGATGATGCGGACATCTACGGCGCGCAGCTGGCACAAATGGCCACCGCAGCCGGACAGTCGACCAAACTGCCACCGATTGTCGATTTCTACCTGTACGAAGCGCCTTACCTGACGCTCCTGCGTGACGGCCGTAACTCTTCCCGTTCGCAGATGCTGGCGTTTGTCGCTCGTCCTTCTGACCGTACGACGGATGGTTTCGACTTCTTTAGTCGTGACTCTGCCGAGGAAAACTGGACAGCCAACGGATCCCAGCCGTGGACACCGTGGGGCGTGCTGAAAGGCTTTATCCAGCACCTCGGCAACGAGCTGGAAGTGGACGCCACCAGCGACACCGACGGCGTGCCGATCGATACGTTGCAGCCGAACGACGTCATCCTCGTGGACAACGAGCTGCTGGTGGTGCAGACCATCAACGGCAAGCGTATTCGCGTCGGTCGTGGTTCTGCTGATACCATCCCGGCACCGCACTATGCAGGCGCAGTCGTGTGGCTGTTTGACCGTCAGCACGCCGCATCGAACCAACTCTTCGCAGACGAGGCCATCGCGCTGGGCAATGTGCGGCCGCACGCGTTTGCCGAGCCGTTGCTGCCTGCGGACATGCCGACCAAACAGCTGAAAATGCAGTACCGTCCGAAACGTCCATACCCGCCCGGTCTGATGCTGGCCAACGGGCTGCACTGGTACGAACGTATCCGGGGCATTCCGGATGACATGGACTACACCGCACCGGAAGGCAAAGCCGTGACGCTCACCTGGGCGCACCGTAACCGCATCTCTCAGGGGCAGACGGCGTACGACCACCTCGCCAGCGGCATCGCGCCGGAGAACGGTGTCCGTTACCGCGTGTGGGTGGGCTACACCGTTTCGACCCAGACCAGTTCGTCTAAAGTCACGCTGTTCGAAACCGAAGTGGAAGACGCCGGTATCACCTTCTCGAAAGCGCAGCTGGAATTGTGGGGGCCGCGCGCGGGCTACTCGCTGGAGTCAGGCGGAGTCGTGGCGTTGCAGGTCTCCGTGAACGCCGTGCGTGATGGTCTGTTCAACTGGCAGGGCTACGGCATGACCATGCTTGCGCCGTCCTATCCGCTGCCGCCGGGCGCGAAGCCGGGTACCAACGTTCCCCCGGAACCGAACTATCCGAATCCCGGCAGTCCGGCTCCTAACCCGAATAACCCTAACCCGACACCTCCGGGCGACGGCGGTACCACTGACCCGACACCGGATCCGGAGAATCCAGACCCGAATCCAGACCCGGAAGTGCCGGATACGGATCCACCGGAACCGCCGGAACCACCAGAGCCTGACCCGGATAACGTTTTCGGATGGTCGAACATGTGGGATCATGGCTGGGCAGCAGCACTACCAGACCAGAGCGTGACAGGAGAATAAGATGGCGAAGAAGGTAGGCCCGAACCAGGGCCTTAACTATGGCTGGGTACGCGGTGAAGACTTCTGGGGTGGGCCGGTAAACGATGACTTCGTTATGCTGGACACGCTGCTTCACCCGTACGTCACGTCGATGACATTCACCGCGCCGCCAGCTGAGGTTAAAGAGGGCGACCGGTACATCATCGGGCAGAATGCCACCGGCCAGTGGTCGGGGCATGACGGCGACCTGACGGCGTTTGTCGAAGGGGCGTGGCTGTTCTTCAAACCGAGAAAAGGCTGGCGCTTCCGCCTCGAATCGACCAACCAGTTTGTCTGGTACAACGGCACCAACTGGCAGGACGAGTATACGGGGGAAGACCCGGTTGACCCAGGCCCTGACCCGTCAATCAAACCGACGGCGTACGACATCGCGGTGACGGTTTCCGACGCAATGTACGCTGACGAAGCCATCGTTCACCTGCCGATACTGGACGCGCTAATGCTTCCTGCTAATATGGCAGGGAGTTCGCTCGACATGATCGCCGCGTCCACCGTTTATGCCCAGATGCGTGTTCAACGTAATGGGCAGAACGTCGGGACTATCACCGTAGACATCGGTAGTTACTCGGCGACGTTTGCCACGGCGGGCGGTAACGCGGCGCCTTTCGGTAAAGGTGACAAGCTGACCATCCGTGGCCCATCGACGGCATTGACGGCGTTCAAAAACTTCGGGTTCGTCATCCGTCTCAACTTCGTGTGAGGAACACATGGCAACCTTTTTCGACGGATTTGAACAGTTCGGTAATAACGACCGTCCGGATCAGCTGCTGCGGCTCGCGGGATATACGCTTAACGGCGCCGTGACGGTGGCGGGCGGGCGTAAAGGTGGTGGGTCGTCTCTCACCACTTACCGCTCTAACTTCCAGCGCCCGTGGACGTTCTCAGGCAATGCCATGTCGATCGGCTTTGCGGTGAAGATGGACGCGCGCGGCCCGCTGATTGCCATTCGCAAAGGCACCACTGCCATGCTGGTGTGGTCAGACCCGGATACCGGTCTGGTGAACATCGGCACGTCATTGGCCACCGGCAACCCCGGCTATGTCAACCCGTTAAAAGACCGCTGGTACTACTTCGAAATCGAGATGACGAAGAACGACTCTGCGTTCAAGCTGTACGTCAATGGTCGTCTGGATCAGACCTACCCGCTGAACGGGAACATCAACGGCGACCTGATCATCGAGTACAACCCGTACACCCTGTTCGAAGGTTCGGACTTTGGCAGCGATACCGGCACCCGTATTTTCGACGACATCTACCTGTCCGACTCTGCGCGCATTCAACCGATTCAGGTAACGACGCGTTTCCCGACAGCAGACAGTTCGCCGCTGGACTGGAGCGTCACGGGCGCGGCGGGGCACTGGCAGGCCGTCGGTCAGCTGCCGCCGGACATGCTGGACAAGTTCATCTATACGGCGAAGGACGGCGCGGTTGACCAGTTCACCTCTGCGGCCGCCCTGCCGGACACCAACCCTATCCGGTATCTGCAGATGATGGCGCTGTTCCGTAAGGCAACGTCCGACCCGATGGACTTGATATTCAACATCGACGGACAGAAGGTCACGCAGTCTAACATCCCAAAAGACTGGACATTTCGCTATATGCCGTTCAACGCCAGCGGGTATACTGCGGGTAACATCGGGGCGGCTAAGTTCGGCGCTCAACTGGATTTGTGAGGACATACCATGCTCAAATTTATGGACGGGTTCGACCAGTTCTTAGACCTGCCGATCACCGGAACGGGCTATACGCTGGCGGGTCTTATGAATATTTCCGGGTACACCCTGACCGGGGAAGTGAAGCTGGAGGAAGGCCGCGTAGCCACCACCCGTGCGTTGCTGCTGGGGGACGGCGGGAACAAAGCGGGTAGCGTGAAGCGCACGTTCACCACACAAGACCAGATGGCGGTCATCGGCTTTGCGTATCGAGCGGAGACAAGCCGTGACAACGTGGTGGCCATCACCAGTCTGGGCACGCTGGGCTGGAACAAAGATACGGCCAAGATGACGTTCGCGGGCGGGCAGGGCAGCGCCACTATCCTGCTCGACCTTTGGTACTACTATGAGATCGTGGTGGACAAGGCGAACCAGCTGGTGCAGGTGTGGATCAACAACACGAAGGACATCGAGGTGGCGCTACCGTCTACCGCGCAATTCCTGACGAACTTCGAATGCCTCTGGTCGTCTGCCGCCGACGATAAAAAGTATCTCGACGACCTGTACTTCCTCGACGGGTCAGAAGGTCAGTACACCGAGCGCGTGGGGCCGATGGCGATTCAGGCCCGGCTACCGACGGAAGACATCGACAAAGAGTGGTCGCCCTCCACCGGCAGCGTGCATTGGGATCTGGTGAACAACCAGCCTCCGAAAGACGGGGAGTATGTTCAGTCGAACATCTCAGGCGCGATCGACACCTATCGGTCGAATCAGGCTGTCCCGACTGACGGGCAGGTGATCGCCGTCGGCATCACCGTAATGAGCCGTAAATCGGACATTGATGCCCGACAGCTGGGCATGGTTGTCGGCGGGAAAGGTCAGGTACAGAAAGAAGTTATAGACACCGACCTGCTGACCACACCAAAATACAGCTACGCAGTTTTCGAGACGGCACCGGACGGCTCGACGTGGACTGCGGCCAGCGTGACCAACACACCGTTCGGCGTCGTCGTGCGCCCGTAAGGAGAGACAATGTTTAAGTTTTGCGATGGGTTTGACCACTATGCGGCAGCGGGCGTAACAGGCCCGACGATTGAGCCGTATCTCACTGCAGCGGGCTACACCGTACGAAATGCGCTGGCGAACACCTTCGCTATCGTTAATGGACGTCGGGCCGGGGCTTACGCGTTGCAGTTCAACGTCGCACGTAACTCGGCGACGAACGCCTCCCTGTCATGGGGCTTCACCTTCGCCAACAACTACGCGTGCTTTGGCTTCGCCATGAACGCCAGCGGTTCCCGTATGCGTATCTGCCGTATCGAGAACGTGATCGACGTCGATTGGGACACCGTGACCGGTAAGATTAAAGTGGGCGAGCAGCTGGGCGCCAATGCTTTGATCCTGAATGCCTGGTACTACTTCGAGATCGAGTGCGACTTCACCGCGAAGACCGTGAAGATCTGGGCGAACAACGAGCTGCAACTGACCGTTAACATTGCGGCCGTTACCGTTCCTGCAGTCGCCACTATCGCGTGGGGCCAGGTTGGTACCGCTCCTGACGCGGGCGTGCAGCTGCTGGACGACTTCTACGTTATCGACGGCAGCGGTACCAAAAACACCACTCGTCTTAACCCGGTGGAAGTCACCACCCGTATGCCTACGGCGGACGTCGGCCCGAACGAATGGACAGTGGTTGTCTCTCCGACCGGCACGCCGCACTACCAGATCGTGTCGCAGCTGGAACCGAACAAAGCAGGCGCGCCTTATCTGCAGTCGAACACTGCTGGTGCTACCGACATGTATCGCTCGAACACCGTACTGCCGACCAACAACCAGATCTTCGCAGTGTCCGTGATTGCGTACGCCCGTAAAGGCGACCTCGATGACCGTAAGATTGGTCTGCTGGTTAAACCGGACGGCGGCACGGAGACCGAGATCCAGCTGAACCTGACCGAGTCGTTCAAATACTACCAGGCGACGTTCGAGCAGATGCCAGGTGGCACCGACTGGAATAAGAACAACGTGGAATCCCTGCAGTTCGGTATCCGCACGCGATAAGGAGGATGTGATGGGACTGATTCATACCGAGAGCTGGCAGCGCTTCCCTAATGACACGCCGATGCACCTGCCATTGTCAAACAACGCCAATAACGCGGCGAGTAACTATTTCTTGACGGAGAAAGAATATTCCACCCGTCAGGCTCAAGGGGCGCAGGATATAGCGTCGACGGGGAGTACCGCTATTCGTACGCCGCAGACAGTGACTGACCCGGTCGAAGCGGATAAACAACGTCTGGTGTGGCCCGGTACAGTCCCGGCATCGATGATATCGACGGCGGGCGTCTCTATCTCTGAGCTGGTTTTCACTTTCCCTACGGCGAAGACGCACTACATCGTCGGGTTCCTTGTACGAGTGGACGCTGGTACCAGAAAAAGGCAAAGCCCTGCCAGCGCGTTCAATATCGCGCAGGCGCTTATTTTCGCCGCCAATCTGGCTCCGCGGTACACTAACAGCGACACCTGGCTTTCCTATTCGTTTCCTCAAGGGACGTATAACATTTTTACTGTTCACAATGGTGATACGCAGACAGTGCTACCGACTACGCAGGCCAGTCGGTATACAACCAAACCCACTTTCACTTTCGGAAACGCGCTGCCTACGTTGAGCGTGCCGTCGGATTATGACACGGACTATTTTATTGAAATCGAAGTGGACACGGTGAATCGCGTCCTTAACATCTGGAAGGACGACGTTCTGGTGGGCCAACCGGCATGGCGAACGTCGCCTTATGACTCCCTTAAAAACGGTTTTTCTCTCTGGATGACATCCGTCGCCTCTGCAGCTGGCTATTACAGCAATGAGTTCGGCGGTATTATGTTGAGTGACCTCTACGTCATTGATTGCAACGACGGTATTGCGCCGACTACTCGTCTGGGTTCGTCCACCCGTGTCAGAGGGGAAGCGCCTAATAAAGACATCCATACCGACTTCACCCGACCGGATGGGTATGACAGTAACGCCGCCGTTGTTTCTCAGAAAGTTACGCCGGGGAACCCGACTGTTTTCCTGCAGGCAGACGGGGATAATGCGACGGATATTTACCAGACGGATAAATCCAACATCTCGCAGTACGCCGGTAAGATCTACGGCGTAACAATTCGTACTCGTTCTGCCAACGCCTCAGTTTCTCCGCATAGCATGGCGGTCGTGACCAAAGACGCCCAAACTGAAACCGAGACCAATCTGGGCGTATTCGGGCCATCGGACGGATTCAAGAGCGGTAAGGTTGTGCTGGCGACAGATCCGAGTGGTAACGAGTGGACGGTGCCTAACGCGGCTAACCTGCAATACGGTCTGCGCGTCAAAGAATAATAAGGGCTGCGCATGGCCAACTATAACTCTTCCAATATAGGGAAAGAGTATATCGTCCTGATGCGTGCGAAGTTTAAAGTCGTGCACGCGTCGGGCGAGTACCTTATGCAGCGGTACCCCGCTGTCATAAAGCAAGACATTCGATTCGCGGATATCAACAAAGAATATTTGTTGCGAATGCCCACGCGTATGCGGGCCGGATCGGTGTTGCCTGAATACCTTATGCAGCGGTACCCCGCTGTCACTAAACACGACATCCGATTCAGCAGTATCAACAAAGAATATTTGTTGCGCTTGCCGACGAACATGCGCGTCGCCTACCTGAACAGGGAAATCATAACGCAGGATTCTCCCGTCGTTGACAAGCTCGACCTCCGACTGCAGTACGTCAACCGGGAACTTACTTACCGGATCATCCCGTATAAACTGCAGGCGGTGAGTCGGGAGTTTATCTATAAATTCCTCGAAAAGCCGACCATCAAAGGGCAGGCTAAACAGACCGTTAACTTCGCGGTATCGTACGCTGAGTGGCCGAAATTATCCGACACGATTTCATCTGAGCGGGCGGTGCAGAACACGCAACTGGTCACGCTGAAATCGCCTGACCTCCCGTTCTACTGGTCAGTCTCTCGTGCAGCGCAGGCCCGTGTTAACGTCGTGCAGTCTCTGCCTATTCAGACGCTGGGCATTCAGCACACGAAAAGCGTGCGGTCACTGGCGGCCGGCGAGGCGAACTACACACTGGCCACGGACATCTGGTCGACGTCCAGTACCCGCCAGGCGGTGCAGCTGGCCTGTCAGTCTATCGACATTCCGTATCAACCAGTGTCCGGTGAGTACATTCGCCAGCTGCCGACAATGGTCGTACAGGCTAATCCGAAGCCATTCTGGATCTCGCCGGTCGATAATGCGTCCTCCCCGATGATGGTAGTACAGGCCGGTTCGCTGACACCTGTAGTTTCCACTCTTTCGAATAAATCGTCGCCAATGCTGGTCGTCCAGGCGTTGCCGGTGGAGTTCACCAAAAAACCGGCGTACGTGGGCGAGCTGCCACACCTCGTGGTTCAGTCACTCCCGGTGTCGTTTATCCTGCATCCGGCATCATCTGGTCAGATGCCATTGCTGGTGGCGCAGAAGCGCCCGCAGGAGCGCCTGCCTCGGTCGGATATTGATACTGCCGAATCGTTATCTCAGGTCGTGACAAAACGTCCGCCGGAAAAACTGCCGTATTCATGGGAGTCCGTGTCGGGAGTGTACTCGCAGCTGGTCGTTGATACGGTGATGCCTGAGCCGTTCAGTTGGGATGAAGCCGCGGGCGTGGTGCAACTGGTCGTTCAACCGACTGTTATGCCTGACCCGTTCGGCGTGTTGCATGACGCGGAAGCGGCTAACCTGGTCGTACAGCCTTTACCTGTAGAGAATCCGATATCGGACGAACTCGTGGGGCAGAACACGGCGATGGTGCTGCAGCAGGCCATCGAACCTCGCCCGATTTCGTTTGAGAAGGTGCCGCAGCTGGTAAGTATCAGCGTCGAGCGTGGCCCGGATGAAAAGCCTATCTCGACAGAGACTACGCCGCAGGTGGTGAGTATCACCGTTGAGCGGGCCAAAGACGAGAAGCCTATTTCATACGAAGAGACGTTACAGGCCAGCAGCATGTCTGTATCAAGTCTACCCGTGGACTTCCAGATTTCTTATTCCACGGTTCGTCAGCAGCGTGTCAAAGCGTTGATGAAAGCGCCGGATAATTTCTACCCGAAACCTGACCTGTACATCCTGCGTAACCGAGTAGGACAGGCGCGGGTCAGCGTGCTGCAGGCCAGTCCGATAACCGCGCCGACCATTTCGTTCAGTGAGTACGCGCAGGCCCGTACAGTGTTTACGCACGACGCCGCGAAAGAAGATTACCCGGATCCGGAAGTCGTTTACCAGCTGTCCCGGTATGTACGTCTGCCATCGATCTCTGAGCTGGCGGTGCAACGTCTGCCTGTTCCTGATCCTTTGTCGCAGATGCGTGTACCTCAACTTCACTCGCGCACACTGCAGTCGGTTGAGTACCCGGCTCCGGGCAAACTGGCCAACTCCGGCATCTTCAACCGGCAGACGCTGCAGACGCTGGCGGTCACGAAGCAGTACCCTGACATCGGTATTCCTCAGTCTCAGCTGCGCGTGATGCAGGTGGCACGGCAGACGGCGCTGGTGGCGGAGTATAAAGACCCGAAAGAGCTGGCGAACTTCGACATTGTTGATCAGGTGGTCGAGCAGGTGGGCTTAACTGATTCGTACAGTGAACCATCTGCGCTACACTCTCCGAACACGGCGTGGCAGATTTCGCAACAAACGGCCTTAATGGGTGACTATGCCGACCCTCATACGCTACACTCGCCTGTGGTGGCGTACCAACTCGTCGAACAGGCGTCTTTGGTCGCAGACTATCCGGATAAGGACTCTCCGCAGTCCCTGTTACGGATCGCGCAAGTGACACAACAAAGTGCATTCTCGGCGACATACCCTGACAAAGACACGTTGAAGTCGATGACAAGGGTCTATCAGGTCAGGCAGCAATCCGCCCGTCGTGACCTGACTATGTATCAGTTCCCGGCACCGAAGCGCAGGCACCGTGTGCGAATTGTGTGTCGTTTTGTTTACTGATATTAACAGACGGGCTTCGGCCCGTTTTTATTGAAGGGGGATCTATGTCCATCCAGAGCCAGGAAGACAGTCGTGGGAGCGGGATGAAGCTCGACCTTACGATTAACATTCCAACCATGTTGTCCATTTTTGCGATGGTGGCTGGCGCTGTAACGTACGTGAACGGGCAAATTACTGCCATCAACAACCAGCAGCTCGTGACGGCCGGTGACGTTAAAGTTCTGCAGACTCAGGTGAACAGCCAGGGTGCGCAGATGGCCACTCTTCGTCTCGATACAGCTGGTCAATTGACCCAATTCCGTTCTGAGGTTCGTCAGGATCTTAAAGACCTGAAAGACGGAATGGACAGACTCAATAACCGTGGACGTTAATCATGCCGAAATATACCGAGTATTTTGGGAACCGAAAACTGCCCCGTGGTATCCGGAATAACAATCCGGGGAACATCCGCTGGGGCAGTCCGTGGCAGGGTCTCGTGAAGAACGGGAAACTGCAGGACGCGTCATTCTGTCTCTTCACTGACGCTGCGTACGGCATCCGCGCTATCGCCGCCACGCTGATCACCTATTACGACAAGCGCAAAGCGAAAGACGGCAGCAAAATCGACTCCATCCGGGAAGTCATCGAACGGTGGGCACCTCCGAACGAGAACAACACCTCAGCCTACGCCAACCAGGTCGCCCGTGTCCTACAGGTCTCCCCCGACAGTGAAACCCTCAACCTGCACGACTACCGCACCATGCGCGCGCTGGTGGAAGGGATCATCCGTCACGAGTGCGGCGACCCTAAACGCTACGGGGTAACGCCTCACAACAACGTCAACGAGTGGTACCCGGACGAGGTGATCGACGAAGGCTTGCGCCGCGCCGGTCTGACGAAGCCGGTCACTACGGTAGCGGCCGTTCCCGCCACGAAGACTACCGCTGCCGCTGGCGGTGCCGTCGTCGTTGGTGCGGGTCAGCTGATGGACGTCAGCCAGCCGGTCATTGACGCCGTGCGCAGCTCGCAGGACAACATCACGTCCGGTGAGTGGGTTCGCATCGGCTTCGGCGTGGTGACGGTCGGCATTGGCGTGTGGCTTGCGTACGTCCAGTACCGCAAGTTTAAAGCCGGGCAGTCGGTCTGATGGCCATCTGGTCGAAAATTAAAACGGGCGTCCTTGTGGCGCTCGCTTTCGTTGGGGTGCTGATTGGCGTCTGGTTTGGCGGCCGGCGCAGCGGAACAGTCAGCGAGCAGTTCCAGCGGAAGAAAGAAGAGCTGCAGGCGGAGAAAGAGACGAACCAGCAGCATGTTGACACCCGGAAGGAGATGAATGATGTACAAGACACGACTAACTCTTTGCCGCCTGGCGATGCTGACCGTCGCCTTCGTGATGGCTGGATGCGCGGAAAAGACGACAACGACGCCTGATCCACGGGACTTCTGTCTGGTGGCCAAAGCGATTTACATAGGTGAGGATGATAAGCTGACGGATAAGACAGCCGAGCAGATTTACACTCACGACTGCACCGGTCAGCGGTTATGCGGATGGGGCGGCAAACGTGCGGCGGAAGTCTGCGCCAGAAATAAAGTGGCTGGATAAAAAGAGGCCCGCCTGTCAGGGAAATCGGCAGGCGGGCCAAGTGTGGAACCATATAATTGTCGTCCCTTCTATTCTAGTCCTTCCTGAAACAAATCCAGTGCGTATCGACTCTTTTTCCTGACCGGTGTCCAAACAGCGGCAGCGCGGGCGTCAGCGCCAGGATCTCTCTGACCTTAATGCTCGTTTCGTTCCATTTGAATATCAGTGTGCCGCCCGGTCGAAGCACGCGGAACGCCTCGGCGAACCCTTTGGTCAGATCTTCCCGCCAGCTCTCGCGGTTCAGCACGCCGTATTTGTGGCGCAGGCGGCTACGCGGCCCGGCTTTATGCAGGTGTGGCGGGTCGAACACCACCATCTCGAATGTCTCCGGCGCGAACGGCAGCTGGCGGAAGTCACACTGCACGTCCGGCTTCACCTCGATCACGCGGTCGGTCATTTCGTACGAACCGACGCGGATGTCGCAGAAGACTACTCGCGGGTCAGCGCGGTCAAACCAGAACACCCTGCTGCCGCAGCACATGTCGAGGATTGTCTTCATATCTTCCCCGTGATGCTGACTTTCACCCACACCTGCGTGTCGACGTGCATGAAAAAAGATTTAAGCGGGAAACGCGTGTGCCCGATGCCGATTTCGACTCTGGTTTTACGGGACACGTTTTCGACCGTGCCTCGTACGAAGCATTTAGGACGGAAATACCAGATGCGTTTGCCTTCCGGCAGGTCGCCGACACGCACCAGTCTGTATCGAGATTTATACATTATCTGCCTCCACGAAAACGAGGCGGTCTTTGCCGGTATATAACTCCGAGCCGATGTTATATGCCCACACTTTCGTGTAGCCGACGCACTGATAACACACTCGTCCTTCCCACGGTTCTCGCGGTACAGTTACGGATCGGGTTAATCCCTTGTCGATGAACCGGCGTCCTGACGTGAAAGACCAGAAGCGCGTACCGTCTTTCAGGTCGCCCAGGCGCTTCATTTTATAGCGTGGCTTATTGCTCATAATAAAAATGCTCCGGTAGTAGTGGCTACAGGAGCATTATGTTGATACATGCGGTGTGTGTCAAACGCTTTCTAGCTTTCTTTGCTGAAATCGATGTGCTGCGCTTCATGCCATGCCTTATTTTTGGCCTGGCGATTAGACAAACCTTCCGCGACAAGTTCCTCGACGCGACGTTTCTGCCAGGCAATGTATTTCTCCTTCCCCTGTCCGTCCATCGTCCTGCCGTTGGCGGTTATGCGTGCCACTTTCTTCTCCAGCCGTTTCACACGTTGTTCCAGCGTGAGAGCCATAGTTACCTCTACCAGTCTCGTTTGCGGAGGTAATCCGCGTTGAATGAAAACCGGACTTTACCTTCATTGTCCGGGTCAATGGTTACATCGATCGCCCGCAGCTTGCGCCAGCCGACGAACTTCGCCGGAATGAAGTGCGTGTTAAAGCCGGGGAGCAGGTGCATGTAGTAGTGGATCGGTTTGAAAGGTACCGAGAAATCTGGCGCGTCATGGTACGACATCTGCCGCATTACCCGTACTGCCTCCCGATACGCTTCTGCACGACGCATGTGGCGGCGCATGATGGCCTCACGTCGTCGCAGCTGGTCGATGTGGTGTGCTGGTGACATTGAAATTCCCCTCGTTGGTAGTGACCGTCAAGGGGAATATAGTTTACACATGCCGTATGTGTCAACGGTTTTCCTTAATCTGCAAAGAGTCCGCTGGACTCCCCTGTATGACGCAGCCGGTAGTGGGCGCCCAGGTTGTGCGGGTTTGATCGTTGATGCCGGTAAGCGCGCAACTGGACGACCCAATTGCTGACCAGATAAAATAGAGAGCGACGACCAGTAATCCCGCTACTATCAGTCCGTTAAGTCGTTTGTTAGTAGCCATTTCAGCCTCCGAAAACGATTCGCTGGTGGGCTTTGACCTTACCCCAAACCGCGAATCGTCTATTTCAGATTAGTCCTTTAAACAAGAATTTGACTTAAATCTCGTCCCATGTCTTGATCCAGCGCTCTCTGTCAGCCTCTGTAACTTTGGCCAAAGGCATACCGATTTCCATAAGCCGTTCGCGTGAAATGTACTCCTCCGGGAACCGGTGGCGGCTCTCGCCGTCGAAGATGATCACCGAAGCGCCGAAGCCAGCTGACGTCGTCTCGCTTGCCAGCGGGTCAGGGCGGTACCAGACCGGCACGTCAAACCCGATGCGCCCTTTGATGTGGATGATGCGGCTGCAGAGTTCGTCCGGCCACCAGCTTTCGGATGTGGCGGACTTCGTCACCCACAACGACGGTACGCCCTGCAGGTGCTCGGCGTGGGCTTTGGCCATGATGTGCGTCATGCCGGTCAGGTGTGGCGCTTTCCGTCCCTTCGCGGCGCGCTTAATGCTGTATGGCGGGTTAGCGAAGCACTTAGGCCGATTCTCCGGCAGACGGCACGGACAGGTACCCAGCTCGGCGTCTCCGTAGAAAAACCCTGTTCCATCGCAGTCACGGCAAACGCCGACGGCGCGTTCAATGGCCTTGCCCCAATCCTGCGTCAGCGCATTGTCTTCTGCCGTGAAGTACGTGCGGCATTTTGCATTCTGCCCGTCGGTGAACAGGTCAACGACCAGCGGCCCGTAAAGGTGGTTCACCGCGGCGAACAGCCAGTCCGGTGTGCGCCACTGATCGCCAATCTCTTTCGCCAGGTGTGTCTCCTGCTCACGTAACGCCTGCAGGTCGGAAATATATTGCTCTTTCATGATCGTCCTTACGCTCGTCTCTTCATCCACGAGCTGTTCTGTCCTGGCACATGGCCAACATGGAATTTCCCGCAGTGCGGGCAGCGGTAGGCGTGCAGGTTGCCCTGCCACCCTTTCTTGCGGTGGAGCTTGCCGATCGCTGCTGCCGCATCTGACAGCGTGGCGTGACCGACTTTAGAGCCGCACATCTTGCGGCGGACGTTCCTTTTACTGGCCATGATGGTGCTCCCTCGCTACACGGTTGTTAAATATCGCTTCTGATAGTCTCAGTAGCAGCGCTGACAAAGGCACGGATGAAGTTCGCGCAGACTTGCGGGACGATGGCATTGCCATAACCGCGCAGTCGTCCCACACGGGCGGGAACCCCATTACCCAGCGGGAAAGAGCCGGGTTCAACGGGCCTGAAATTCCCATCCCTGCATCGGAGCCAGTCTGCATCTGCCCAGAACTCGTTATACGAACCGGCGTGTCCAGATCCGGCAAACAGGGTTCCATCAACCGCCGAAAGCTGCCCGACAATTGCCCTCTCGATTTCGGTGAGTCCGGTACCGTCAGCGGCGTCGGGTAGGCTGCAACCTTCACCTGCTGCGCCAGGCTGGTTCCGGTCATGTTCGCCGTGATACCCGTCCCTCCCCGCCGACCGTCCGACGCGCTGGGCGTTGTCCAGCTCGCCAGCTGCGCCGCCACATCGAGGGTATCGGTCGAGAATTTCCCGTTGCGCATCCGCCCACCCTCGTAACCGCCTTTGTGATCCCTCGCTGCGGCCGTCGGCCACGGCGCCAAAGACAATTCGGTCTCGCTGGTGGGGCGCGCCCGTACCGCCTGCTGGCAGTACAGCAGACCCGCAGATGTAACCTTCTGCTTCCATGTCCATGAATATAAAATCGAGCCAGTGTTTCCCAATAGCGTTTCTAACCTGCTCCCCAAATAGCACTGGAGGATTAGACTCTGCGATAAGGTCGAGAAAGGCTGGAGCCAGGTGACGGGGATCTTCGAACCCGATTTGTTTTCCAGCCAAACTAAATGGCTGGCACGGCGGACTGCCCGTCCAGCAGCGCGTAGTCGGCGGGACTCCGGCGAGTCGTAATGCGAGAGGCCATCCGCCGATCCCGGCGAAGAAATGACATTGGGTGAATCCCCGTAGGTCTGAGGGTCGGACATCGACAATACTCCGGGTGTCAACGATGCCGCGGGGGATCTCCCCACGGTTTATCAGTTCACGCAGCCATGCCGCTGCGCCTGGGTCAATTTCGTTGTAGTAGTTCATGCGCGGCGCCACTGCAGAAGGTTGATGACCTTCCGGCGGGCCATCTTCGACGCTTTTTGCAGGTTGCGCGGGTTAGCGTCGACGTACGGTGTCCGGCCAATGCCCGACGCGTCCATTCCCTGCAGGCGACGAACCTCGATGGTGGCGGGCAGACGGGTGACGGCAATGGCGTACTGGTGTGCCTGGTGCTGGGACTCCGCGTAGATCAGCATGGCGGTGTCTTTGTCCTCAACGTCGTACGCAAGGTACGCCTGCACGGTCGGCGGCAGCGGGGAGGGCCACGGTGCGGAGAAGAACGCCTCCATACCGCTGCCTTCCACTGTAGCCGCGACACAACGCTCTTCCAGCTTTGAGAAGTCGGCATTGGTCAGCACACCCTTCGACTGCAGCTGGTCGACCAGCGCGCTATTCTGGCGGCGCCATTTGTCCCGCTGCTCGGTGGCCTGCGCGATGGTCATTGGACTGGCTGCTGCCATCGCCGCCAGTGCCATAGACGTGCTGGACGGACGGATGCGGCCGGTTGGAGTGGACTCGAAGACGGCTTTGCCGCTGCATTCAGGCACGTCCCGATCGGTGACGTCCCACGATTTGCCGCAGTCTTTGCAGAGAAATTCGTCGTTCACGCGGATGATGTTTTTGTGTTCCAGGCTCATGAGATCACCTCGACTTTCATACCCTTGCGTCCAGCCAGGCGGCGGGAAGGGGAGTCGGTTTCATAGTTGAAAAACTGGCCGCGCTTTGTATCGAACACGCGGATTAATTTGACGATTTTGAAGACGCCCTGGTTGGGCGTCCTCACCGTATCGCCGGGCTTTAATTCTGCCAGCGTCTTACGCATTACGTCTCGCCTCGATACGCGCGACCATTTTGCATAGTTCCGTGTAGTCCAGGCCGAGCGTTGCGCCGGATGGCATCTCTACCATGAGCACATCACGGTCGAGATCCACCCGCACTTCGGCTGTGAACTCCTGCGGCTCTTTCTGCCACGGTTGTTTCAGTGCTGCCTTCATGCCGGTGGAGTTGATCATAAATCTTCTTCCTCGTCATCCTCGAACGACGCGATCAGCTCGTTGATGGCGTCTTCCGCTTCCGACTGGCGGGCGATGTCTACCATGCGTACGGCCTTCTGCCACACTGCCTGGCGGCGGGAGTTACGGGATTTCAGCCAGTCGCTCACCTCTTCGTACAGCTCTTTCAGCGAGCAGTCTTCCCGTCCGGCGCTGCCCGTGGTGTAGCCGTTGAACGCCGCCAGCTCGTTAGCGAAGCGTACGACGAGGCGTACGAGGTCAGTGTTGCTTAACCCGGGCTGCAGCGTCGCCTGACTCTCCGGTGTGAAGTGCTCTATCGTTTGTGGTTCGGCGGCTACTAAGCTCACCGGAGCGTGGTTCTCGCGCAGTACGTCTTTGATCTGCTCTGCGGCGACGGTGGTAAGCGCGCCGGACACGATCTGCACGATGTTCTGAGCGACGAAGTCCGTGTCCCGCACGCCTTTCGCATACAAGTCACGCGCCACGAGCACCGAGATGCCTGAGTAATCGGAGCTGCGGCGGCGGGCCTCTTCCATTGCGCGGATGACGAGGAACCGCAGACGGGCATAGTCATCACCCGGATAAGCGATGACGCTATCTGCGTCCACCACCGTGACGGTGCCGTCGTCTTTCTTCACCACCAGTTGATTGCCGTTTACCATCGCCACGACCATGCGGGACGAACTGGTTTCGAACTCAACGACGTCGCGTTCTTTAAAGTTATGGGTCATTAGATTAAGTCCTCTTCATTGATCAGCTGGAAAGCGTCGCCTTTCACGCTCCACGGTTGCCACACATCGATCACCAGGCATCCCACATACCCGTTCACGAAGCAGTTATCGACCTGCTTCCAGAACATGTCACGGTTACGGCCGGCGCACCCTTCCATGAATGACCCGTCCCACGAGTCGGGCGCGATGGGGTTATAGCGAAGGATGGGGCGAGGATTAGAATACGGGTTACACATGCCGATCCGGACAAGCCCGCGTTTCAGGTGAGCGCGGCGCTGCCAGAGGTCGACCGTGTCAGACCCGCGGGAGAAGTTCTCGGCTGGCATGTGGGCCAGGATAACTGCGCAGACGGCTTCCGGTGGCGCTGGCCACTCGTCGTCGAACGCCCACTCGCTCAGGAGCCGGTTAGTGGTGTCGCCGCTGCCGCCGTTGTCGCGGTCGTGGATGATGATGTCGAACGCGTGCATCGGGAACACGACCTGCTCACCGTTCTGGGTGTAGCGCGGGTCAGGCTCGCTGTACAGCGCGTGGTAAAGGTCGACGATGGCCTGCTCGATGTGCGGCACGAACCCTTTCAGGCTGCTGCCGGTTGAGCCGGTGGTGGCGTCGTAAATGTCGACGCTGGTTCCGTTGGTAGTCGCAACTGCCCGTACGCCCTGCGGAAGAGGGAACGGATAGAGCGGTACCTTGTCCGGAGAACGGTTGTCAAACCTGACGAACCGCGGGACGGGTTTTTTCATGGTAATACCTCTCGCTGTGGTGACATCGGAATACTAATAACACATACGACGTGTGTCAACTTTATTCTAGACAAAAGAAAGCCCTCCGAAGAGGGCATCCTATCACTACCAGCGAGCATCAACTGACATACCAGAGAGCTACAGGGAGTAAATCATATATCAGGGTTGTCGTAAATCATTTTCCAGTAATTATATTCGTCGATGTCCAGCTCCACGACGCTCGGATCGTCCAGCGCGCTCAGGCAGGTACCGAAGTCCTCCAGGAACACGCACTCGCTCTCTTCATGGCGCAGCAGGCGGACACGTCGGTAGGCCAGATGCCACTCCGGGCTGCGGGTCTCCACCACCGGGCAGATCATGATTTCGCCGGTTGTCTTGACCTGCCAGTATTCACGTTTCGGTTCATACTTCGCCATCATCCGATCCTTTTAACACGGGTGCCGTGCTTCCCGAATATCTCGTCGACGGCGACGTAGCGTATCGAGAGACGGAACCCCAGCTTATATCCGAGCTTGCGGATGTAGGCGCAATCGGAGGGCAGGACGCCCTCCAGAAAGAATGAATGGCCAACTTCCATCTTGCTCATTTGCTGCTGGTGCAGCTCACGATCAGATAGCCCACTCGTCGTCATCTTCGGTCTCTCCGTCGCTGGTGGCGTCCTGATCCAGTGCGTCGTCGCCCGCGCCGTCACCTTCATCATCCGGTTTTTTGCCGTGTTCCGGGTCGAGTTCGTCACCGGTATCGGTGTCGGAATTGATCTGCGCCTGGCGGTCAAACATCACACCCGTGTTGGCCATTGTGCTCGTCAGGTTGCCGATGACCTTGTGCAGCACCCAAAGCTCTGCGATTTTGCTCTGGTAGCCCGCCTCGCCGACCTCGTACTGGCTGTGGAAGTCTTCTGTCAGGTCATCATCTTCCGCCGTCGACAGCGCCTTAATGTCGCCCTTGTGGTTCATCTTGACCCAGATGTCCATGTTCAGCACGCCGGACACGCAGTGGAACTCCAGCTCGATAGGCGTGAACCCACGGTCGATCATGTCGGTGTAGCGCTCGTCGTCCAGGTCGCCGTCCTTAACGGTCACGACTTCCTTCTCTTCGTTGCGCAGCTTGACGTACGAGCCGTGGTTCAGCGTGTCCTGATCGCGGCGCAGGATTTTCTTGAACAGCTCCTGCAGCAGCACCTCGCTCTGGTAGGCCGGTACCGTCGGGAAGGAGCTGAACGCCATGCGGATAATCGCGTTGGTTTCTTCCGCCGCCTTCTGACTGCCGGTGAACACGTACAGGTCGGTGCCGTCCATCATGACGTACGTCCGGACGCGGCGTACCGGTGCGGTTTTCAGCAGCTGCGCGGTGACTTCGTCTTTCAGGATCGCGTAGTCCTTGCGGGTCAGCTCACGCTCTTCGCGCTCCTTCATCTCCTTCGCACGTTCGAACAGCTTGTCGTTGATGGCGCTGGACGGCAGCACGCGTTCGCGCTTCTCGACGCAGAGAACGATAGCGGTGGTGCCCGGCAGGTAGACAGCCAGGTGCTGCTCTTCCACACCTTCGCCCAGCGGATTGCTGATGTATTCTACCGGCTGACCGTTGAACGGCACGACGAACCCCCAGGTGCGCCATTTGCCGTGGTCAGGATCGACGGCAGGGTAGTCGCGCAGCTGGCGGTGCAGGTGCACGAGGAAGTCTTCGACGTCGGCGTCGCCGTTGGACATCGAGGCGTACTCGACCAGCGTGGCCGGTACGTCCTTCCCGTCTTCGATGCGGCGCCACACGGCGTCGAGGTAGTAATGCTGCAGCTTGTCGAAACCTTTAACTCTCATGGTAGCTCCCGTTATTGCAAGTTTTTCGGCTTGATGGCCAGTTTCAAATGAGCGCACGCTTCCGTGACGCGTTCCCTCGCGGCCTGCAGACTGGCCATGCGCGAGGCGTATTGCCGATCGAGCTGGATATACAGCTCTTCGTCCTGCTGCTCCGCCGACTGCGCCAGCGCGTCAAGCAGCGGGGTGTAATAGTTGATGACCATCGCTTCGACGTCATCCATCCACGCAGTCATGTCGTTGTCCACGCGCTCCAGGCGAGTGTTGTGGGCAGACGACAGCTGGTCATGCTGTTTACGCAGTACAGTCGGGTTAGTGGCCATAGATCCACCCCTTATGTTTCTCCAGCAGTGGCGTCGGGTAGTGCGTGCAGCACCAGCGCAGGAACTCCCAGATCACCAGGCGTTGCGCCGCGCACTGTAGACGGCCTTTCGCCTGAACCTGCAGGTATTTGCCTTTTTCGTAGATGATGTCGCCGTCACGCTCCACGACGATGCCCTGCCAGCAGAACTTGATGTTCATGGCGTGCTGGTTCTCCAGCTCGCGCAGGATGGGCAGAATGGCGATGGACACCGGGCGGATCAGGTCATCAATGGCCAGCGCCGTCGGCGTGATATTGCGTCCGGCTTCATACAGCGTATCAGCGCTACTCTTCTTCATAGGTGACGCCCTTATTCAGTTTGAGGGTGGTGATCAGCTGCATGAGCTGATTGTCTGCTTCGGTCTCGTGGCGGACGAACTCGGCGTAATATTCCTCGCCGTGCTTCATGGCCAGTGCCGAATACTCGTCGCGGATCTCGTGCTCGATGGTCTCGTTCAGCGCCGTTTGGCGGCCGCCAGAACGGATCCACGCGTCGAACACGGCCAGGCGTGCCTGCTGCTGGGCGGATGCCTGTACACGGCGCCGGAACTGTTTGTTGTAGCGCCAGCGCTCCAGCACCACATACACCACCGGCAGGCAGGAGAGGGCCGTCAGCAGCCACGCGCCGACCGTCAGCGCGCTTTCGTATTTAGTGATGAAATCATTCACCGCGCTGCTCCTTCCCGCAGTATTTGCACTGCATCTCACCGTTCGGGCCGTCAGCGGCATACTCGCACGACTGGCCTGACGCCGCGCATTCGTCCGGTATGACGACGTCTGCCCCTTTGATGATGACCTTCTCGTTCGGGTCAATCACATCTGCCGGTGTTACGCGGCGGTACACCAGCGCGCCCGGTTCTTCGCTGCACACCAGGCCGGACGTGATGGCCGCGTTATAGATCACGGCGGCGGTAGAGACGCGCAGCTCGTCGAGGTTCATGGCTTCCATGATGGCGCTGATGGTGGCTTCGAAGAACGCGTTGAACTCTTCCCCGTGGCGCTCTTCCATCTTCTCCATGAGGTCGCGCAGGATGGCGTTATCGTCCAGCAGGTCGTACTTCTTCTGCAGCAGGTCGACCAGCGCCTGCGCCGACGCACGGTCAGTCACCTTGATCCCTTCGACGTTCACTACCGGTTGAGGGATGTCGCTCTGCGCGAGGGACTCGACCTGCTGGCTGGTGGTGTCGTGCTGGTCGTCTTTGACCAGGTACAACCGGCAGGACTCAATGAATGGCGGCAGCTGTTCGGTGCGCAGGCTGGTGATACTGTCAACGCCGTGTTGCCGCAGCAGGCCGGTCACGTCGTCCATGCCGTACGCTTTACGCACTTCAACCGCAACGGCTTTCGCCTCTTCTAACAGCTGCTCATAGGTCTTCGTCATAATCGCTCTCTCCTGAAAATGGGCTGCACTCTTCTGTACATGATCCCGATGGTGATTCCCGCACCGGTTCGTCGGTCGGGCCGGTCATTCTAAAACGGGCTAACAACTCGCTGGTAGACGTGTAGCCTCGATACATTTTGCGCGGGCCGGGTACGACGTTACCGCCGACATCCCCGAAACGCTCTTCCATGTAATGCGGCCAGAAGAAGTCGTCCGGCCTTTCCTGCCACACGCGGCGCAGTTTGGCGTTAGACTTCTTGTGGCAGTAAGTGCAGTTCCCAAAGTGTTCCGGGATGGCCAGGTCGAATGGCATGAACTCCCAGAAATCCAGCACGTCCTCTTTCGTGGTTGGCCACCAGTGCGCCAGCGGGTACACCTTCTGCTGGCGGGTCTGACGGTCAGGCTTCTTCTCGGTGGTTCGCTTCGGCTCGTCGGCACGCATACCGATGGCGGTCAGGTACTCACCTTTTACCCATCCCTGATCCCAGATGTAGCCGTGGATCGGGATTTCTTTTAATTCCCTGGTGCAGTGCAGATAATTCGTGTTCGGTATACCGTACTTCCGGACGACCTGAATGAACGGCTCGCTGCGTCGACTGGCGGTTTCAAAGGTGACAACCTTATAGCCGGTGCGCTTGCCCTTCTGCTGATCGACCACGGCCTCCAGCCATATCGTGTTGAAGCCCAGCTGCAGGTCACACTGATGGACGAACTCCAGTGTGGCCTCGTCCTCGGCGCCGGTATTCGCAAACAGGATCATGATTTCGTACTTCTCGACCAGCTCCGGGTCATTCAGGATCCGATAGGCCATGTATGCTGACGTACGACCGCCTGACATGCACACCAGCAAACGCTGTTTCATCCCTGCTCTCCGTTATTTCATTAGCTCAAAGATAGTCAGTACGGCGCCGCAAAAGGCAAACGCAAACGACGCGCGGGCAAGGCGGCCGGCTGACGTACGATACCGCTTTTCTGCCTGCCGCAGCATCCGCTGGGTATTATCACTGCACTTTTCAATGATGACACAACTCAGCGTGTGATTAGCGAGGTAGCGCTGTTTCTCCCCCGCGCCGTTGCACAACCAGGCCAGTGCGAACAGGATGAAGATGACAATAATCATACGTGGAATCCCGTTTGTGGTACCTGAATGACGCCGACCGGACGACCGTACTCATTCAGTTCGGCGTTGACGTTAATCGCCTCGCAGATAGCCGGGTCGTCCTCCATCACCAGAATGATTTCGGGCTGGTACCGGCGGACGACGTCGATCAGTTTGTCCAGTTTCATCTGCAGCGGCGACCGGTGGTCATGGGCAGCACGCAGTTCGTACGTGAACGGAGGCTTGACGAGCCAGCTGTTTACCTGCTTAACAGTGGTGGTCAGGCAGGAGTCGTTACGCGCCGACCAGATCATACCTTCCCACCCTTCACGCAGATGGCGGTTCATGATCTCGATGTTCTCGTGCTTCGGCTGCTCCATGATGTGCGCATGGTGCCACACTGCCCACGCCTGGTTCGTCGACCGGTCTTCTGGTACGAGTCGCGCGCGGGATTCGCTGATGGTGTTCAGCGTGTCGTCCAGGTCGGAGATGAATAACTTCATGGCGTCTCGTTCCCGCGTTTCGCGCCGGACGTTACGCCGATCTTGCCGACGGTCGCAGACACTTCCTGCGGCATGATCTCGAAGTGACCTACCATCGCAGCCACCAGCAGCACGGCGTCTTCACGGCTGATTTTGGTCTCGATGTGGGTCAGCAGGTGGGCCTGCAGGATGAAAACGGTGTCGCCGTCAGGAAGGGTATGTAGCTTGACGAATGCTGGCTGCTGGTGGGGTGGTCGGTGCGCGAAAGGTACTATCGTCTCACGGCTCATAGGGTGGTGCTCCTGTCAGGTTAGGGTGGTAAGCCCGGAAAAGAGATACCGGGCCTACGGAGGTGTCGCTGGTGGTTACTCGGTGCGGGTCACGATGACCTGCAAATAAATCGATCCGGACGGCGATACTGCCTGCACGCTCTCGGTGGTGAACTTCCGGTTGCCGTGGCTACGGGCGTGGCGCAGGGACTGGTTCACGGACGAGCGCAGCTGTTCCTTCCAGCCGTTCATCTTGTCCTTAACGTCGGCCAGGCTCAGGTTGTCCGGCACGCGGAAAGACTTCGTGAAATTCTCGCCGACTTTCAGGGCGAGCAGGTTGGAGATGACGGACGCCGGACGGCTACGCCCAGGCAGGTCAACGTCATTATCCATGCACATGAGCGCGGCGGTCAGAGACGTCGGGTCAACGCCTTTTTGCGCACGCACATTGGCCACGTCTTGCGCCAGTTCGTCCGGCAGGTCAAAGGTGTCGTCTTTAGGTTCTGGCATCACTTGCTCCATTAATGGGGTGGAAAACAGGTAGAACAATAATAGCACATGCCGCGTGTGTCAAATAAATTCCTGTCATGCCCCTGCGAGATCCGTCAAGTAAGACGAACTGCCGTGGCGCCGTGGACACACACGGGGACTGGCGGGGTTTTTGAAGTAAGGAAATCTGCCGTGGAGATCCGGCAACCTGCGAGGTTTTTGAAGTAAGAAATGTTGTTCAGTTTTTCTGTGCAAAACTCTCAGCCTGCGAGGTTTTTGAAGTAAGGCGGCCGGCGCGGTGAAACCTGCTGACCCGGTCGATCAGCCTGCGAGGTTTTTGAAGTAAGCCCCGTGCGTGTATGCAGGCAGACCGCGCCGTTGCTGGGTCTCGTTCGGTTTTTCCGTGAACACTGCGAGAATGTCATTTTTTGGCCTGGTCGGGCGGATTTCTATGTAAATCAACGGTTTATGTCGGTTTTTCGTGTACATTGCGCCGCCCTGGTGGGGGCGATCTCCGCTGTAAGCCGCGCCGCGCGGGACTTCGGCGGCCTCCTGGCGTGGGGTGGAGGTGTGACGGGGTCGACCTGGTGAGCGGCGCGGCGGGGTGAATGAGGTTAATCAAAATATTTGTAGAAAGGTTGTTGACACATGCCGCGTGTGTCATTAGTCTTTATCACATCGGGGCGGCGATGCCTCACTAACTAAATAAGGCGATACCATGAAAACTAATATCAATCATCTTTCCTTGTCCTGGTCTGTTTCAAAAGGCCGCGAAACTTACGGTTATAATATTTGCCGCCTGGATGATCGCAATAATGCGGAGCGTTTTAAATGTATGGGCGGCGGCTATGATATGGTGGGCACCGTGTTTGGCGCGTGGTTGTCTAAGTATTATCAGGATCGTTTGGTCAAATTGAGTGACCGCGCAAATTATTTCATTAAGACGGGAGAAATGACCCGCGCAAATGACCGCCCTGACTCCCTTTATGGCATGACCTTTATAATTGAAGATAACCGCATCACATTAGATGGTGCGTGCGGGCTGGATTGTATGATCCGCATTGCGGAAGAAATAGGGCTTGATGTTCAACGGGACTATATCGCCAAAGGTCGCCGCCGTGGTGAAACTATCGGCTGGTTTATTTCAGAAAAAGAATAACTTTTAATTTTACTTTAAACCTAACTTATTAAGGATCGACACTATGAAAAAGCCTCACGTATATAACGCACTGCGCGCGCTGTTCACTAAAAAAGTAAACCCTTGTCACATGGTAGCGGATAAGATGCCGCGCCGCTGATAGCGTTTATTTCTGCCCGTTGTATATCAGCGGGCTTTAATAAACGTTAATACCAATAAAAGGCGATACATTATGACAAGAGCAATTGAATCATTCCGTTTTACCGATCGCGGCGTTAATTTCCGCGTCGACGTCGTTTCGTATGATGAAAACTGCATTTTCGATGATGAATGGGAAATGACCGATAAACATCACGGCGGCGTTACTGTTAAAAACCCAAACGAGCGCCAAAGTTCTTATAAATACGCGATCCCGCGTCAATATTCCCTGGCGGAGCGCGTGCGCGATCTGCTCAATAACGGCGTATCAGCGGATAAAGCCAGCGCGATGGCGTATGAAGAGGCGCGCGCCGCGTTAAGCCGTGATTTGTCCGCCTGCGATTATGGGTATGAAGTGACGGCGGAGATCGGCGGCGTTAATTTGTTAACGGCTGAAAATGTCGGGTGTTCTTTTAATTACTCTTATGAGGATGAATGTGATTTATTGACCGCCGCACAAGATGCCTTTACGGAAAACGGCGTTAAGGATGAAGCGATCAGACAGGCCCGCATAAATGCACAAAAGCAGATCGACGCGGTCGCCGTTTTAAATACTTTCGTCAATTCTTTTGAGGGTGAATAATCATGAAAATCATTACTACCGAATTACTCAGCGCACCAATGTATAAAACTGTTTATATGTCTTCTGCGCACTTGTCGGAAGAGATGCGCGCGGTACTCCTGGCGATGGCAGACAAGCCCGATTGTTATTATTGCCACCGCACCACGGGCGACGCGGACGCGGGGATCATCCTGCGCTTTAAAACTATTGGCGGCGATGATTGGTCTGATATTGAAGATCAGCTGTTAGCGGACGGCCTTAATGATGAATTGACCGGCCTGATCGGTGAGCTATCAAATCATGATATCGACGCTGTCCACTTTGATCAGGATTTTGATTTAGTGGCGGGGTTCCACTGGTACACGGACGAGGGGCAAAAGGTCATGCCGCTGGCGTATGACGTTTGGATCGAAACGGACGAGGCTGATAATAATTATTTTGATGTCGACGGCGTGCGGCATTATGTCGCGGACTTTATGCGCCTGGATGATAACAGCGAAATGAAGTCCTACGGTTTCGCGGCTTGTTGTGGTGAGTCGAATACGTCCGCGCTGTTTATCATGCTGTCTGATGATTCTGACAAAGTCGATCTAGTGCGCGTGGTATAGGGGGCGTAATGTCTGATTTTATTTTACCAGGCGGGCGCGGCGTCGTCGTTATCGCGCGGGATCTCCCGGTTGTATTGTGGGACGGTCTTACAGCAGAACAGCAAGCCGCCGCCATTGCGAAATATAAGCCGGAAATAGACGGCGACTGGACAAGTCACGCGGAATATTTCACGTATGAGCCAGATTCATTCGTGATTATTTCCGGGGAAGTGTTCGACCTGGACGCGGAGGCGACCGCGATCAGCGATACGGATTTAATCGGGCGCTTTGACCGCTATTTGCCGTCGTCCGACGATGGCGCAAGCGTGGTTTATTTTTCAGTGGTGAGACGCGCAGACGTCCCCTATATAGCGGCCTTTCGTGTGGAGCATGTGAAATGAGTACAACTAAAAAACCTTTTGCCGTTGATGCCTGGTTATTCCTGTGCGGCGCTTGCCGCGATTATGTGTCTAATGATGACGTCACCGCGCTGGATGACGTGGAGGCGGATCGCGTGCAACGTGGCGCGGCGGAATTGATGCAGGTCTATTCCCTTTCATTCAGTAATACAGCGGGAGAAAACTGGTTTAAATGTGAGTGCTGCAAAACACATTCATTCAGTGAGCGGCATATTTACGCGGGCAAGCGACGAGGCGACGAGGTGCGTTAAATGTACGAATGGATATGCGGCTTTATCGCTGGCGTGAGCATGTGCGCCATCGTTTATCCTATTGCGTACCATCGCGGATGGCTGGCGGGGTACGCTCGTTATAAAAATATATCAAGAGGTGGTGAATAGTGACCGGATCAGCAGGCCGCGCGGCGGTGAAATTTATCGGGATAGGCGGGATTGTCCTGTTTTGGGGACTGGCGCTGGCGTACGGATCGCAGGGGGGCATATTCCGGCCTTTCCTGTACACGGTAGCGTGCGGCGTGTGTGTCGTTATGCTTTGGCCTAACCAGGCGGACGGCGATGCACTGATAAACAGGGGAAACGATGACGGCGCGTAATGCGCCGTTTTCTTTTTGACGGGACGAACCACGAAAATTCGTAACGTGGTGTGATTAATAGCAGGCTAATTTTCGTGGTTCGTCTCTCTCTCACTCGTTAGATTTTGTTTGACACATGCCGCGTGTGTCATATACATTTAGCGCATAGGCAAATGCAGATTAACGAGGCGGGCAATTATGGCTATTTCAGCAAGTAAAACGGCGGTGATCCGTGTCACCACGGCGGGCGGCATGACCCTGATAGCAAACGCGGCGGACGTGGTGATCGACCGTGGCGACGTGATGCGCGGTGTATGGGATATGCGCCACGGCCTGATCCGCAATCCGGCTTTCGTGTACAGCGTGCGCCCGGATGATATTAAGGCGGTGAATTATGGCGCGTAAGGCGGATCCCGTTGTCGCCGTGGTAAAGGCGATGCGGGAAGCGGACGCAATGCGCCGCGTGATTATCTCGAAAGGTTTTAAGCGTCCGGATCATACGTTGCGATTCACGCGCCGTGATGCGGATCTATGGTGGTGCGCAGACTCGCAAAAGTGGGTATGCGACATCTGGAAAACGTCGGACGGCGACCGCGTCGCCCTCCTGACACGCAAGGCCCATGAAAGCCTTGTGATCCTTCTCAAATCGTTTATGTGAGGCTAACCATGATTAACCAGAATGCAAAGCGTGTGACCGTGTTTATTCAGTCGATGGTATCGGACGATCTGATCATCGTGTCCGTGTACGGCGAAACGCCGGAAGAGGTGAAACGCCAGGCGGTGATCGCCTATGCAGAACAGGCCAACGAGCTGATCGATGAAAACTTCCGTTTCGACGATGCACAAGAGCTGTTTTTACAGTCCGCCGTTTTCCGTGCGTTTGCCGCTGGTCAGCCTCTCACCGTGTGGAACTGCGACGGCGTGAACCTCGCAGATCTGGAATTGTCCGGCCCTGTTACCGTGTTTGTGGATCAGCCTTTCCGTGACCTGTGCGATCCGTATGTCACCGTACTGGATGTGCCCGCCGCTGGTGCCATCCCGCAAGCCCTGGCGGAAGAGTACCGCACCAGCACGGGCGGCGACCTGGACGCGCACACCATAGCGGGTGTGATGGCGGGCGGCGGTGTCCTGCGCTGGTGTGCGTGGTCTGATGATCTGAATGATGATGTTATAGCGGAGGTGATCGCCGCGTCGCCATCTTACGCGGAGCTGTCTGCATAGTGGGCCGCGCCTGTTTTGTCGCCTGGTGTGCTGTCGTGGCATACCTTTTGATCGGTGTGGTCTGCCAGTGGTAGCGCCTTAAACGCCGATTATCATCCTCGCTTTTTGCCCGCCGTCGTGCGGGCTTTTTTGTGCCTGTCGATCCCCCTTTACGCGGCCCTGCGCCGTGCCCCTTTGACACATGCGGCGTGTGTTCCCCTGTATGACCCTTTGACACATGCGGCGTGTGTCTGGTGCGGTGTGCGCTGGTGGTGTGTTGTGACACATGCGGCGTGTGTCGTGTCTGGTGGTGCCCTGATACGTGGTGCGGTGTGCGTGCTGGTGTGTGCGTATGGCGTGTTATATGGGATATTCATGCTATCCGTGGCTATACGGGCAGATACATGGATCTATAATGCCGATTCTGGCGCTGCTACGCTATGCAGACGGGCCGATCTCCCCTTCACCTACCCTACCCTACACGGATCGATCGTGCGTGCCGTGGCGGGCCGCTGGTGAGATATTCCGTTCAAGTCAAAAAGGTACTTCCCGCGACCCTCTCGCTGACCGGGGGTGCGCAGAGC